TTCAGCATAATCTTTCCCGTAAGGAACAATTGCTTTACGCACTTCAGTATCCGGGAACACACATCCAGCTCGCTTCTCGAAGGATTGTTGATTCACTGTTTTTAACATCTCCATGTGTTCATGTTCCCTCGATTTTACTGCTGGCTCTAACTCGTAGCTTCTCGGACAATATTCCAATATATAATTGGTACAATCTTCCGGAAAATTGGAACGTTTCTTATTGAATATAAGGTGTATTTCATATATACCATACAACTTATTACATTTATCTATTATCAGACGTTCAAGTGTCTTGAACTCTTCAATCATCAGTTCCTCATGATTCAAAATCGGAAGATGAGTCAGATTCAGATCCATGAACAGAAACTCAAAAACACTAATGTTCGTATCTGGTATAATAAATTCTCTGCATGTACATATATCATATGTGTTTACTTCCACATGTAACATCGAAGTTAACATTCCAAACCACCTATTGGTAGATGAAACATATTTTCGGTATAACTGCTCATTCATAATGGAGAGATTATCAGCTATAAGATTACGCACATCCACTCTGAAACGGCTTATAATAATACCTATATACGATATATCAGCCTTACATTCTTCCAGATTATCCAACACTGACTTCTGTAATCTAGTAAGTATATTTATTCCAACATTGTGATAGTACACAAGAACTTGAATACATCTTTTTATCATTCTAGCCTTGGATGTTACCACATCAACGTTCTCCACTAAATTATAATCTTTATATATAATTAATCTTTTCATTAATAAATCTATTTTTGTAGATACTGTTTCATATATATAACGTCTAAACCAATCAACAATGTCAGAAATCAAAGTACACGGATCCCCACCAGCTGTCAGTGCCCTGATAATATCATTAGGGTTCCAATAGGAGCTACCTCCTTTGATTGGCTTCTCAGGTTTGATGTGTTTAACATCATTATAATAACCCTTAATGATGTTCATATTATAACGTTATAAACTATAGTTTGCTATTATATTTTCAAAAAAAACATATTCAGAACATAATCAATATGATTTAGTTATCCGTACTATTAATATTCTATTACACCAAGATTTCAGGATTAATCTGATAGTATTATTTGGATATCAATTATAAAAATGCAAAACAATCTGTAACATCATGTTGGTTGGAGCGCATAGTTTTCCTGACAGTATTTCAATATGTGATTAGTACAATCCTCTGGAAAATTGGGATATTTCTCATTGAATATAAGATGTGTATCATATATCTCCTTCAACTTCTTACATCTACCTCTTATCAGATGTCCGATTTCCCTGTTGTTTTCAACCATCAATTCTTCTTGATTCAAAATTGGAAGGTGAGTCAGATTCAGATCCATGAACAGAAATTCAAAAACAGTAATGTCTGAATTTGGTATTATGAATTCCGTAGATTTGGTTATATCGTGTATGATAACTGCTGAGTCTATACTCATCACGTGCATAATACCAAAAGGGATCCCATCGGCTGAAATATATTTACGATATAATTGGTTGCTCATATCAGTGTAAATATGATACACATGATCGTGCACACTCGCTTTAAAATTGGTTATAATAACACCTATACACAATATACCACAGTCACATTTTTTCAGTTCATCTGTTGACGTCTTTCGCAATTTAGTAATTGTATTTATCATAACGCTATAATAGTATAAAATAATTTTACTACACTGCTTCATTACTCTAGCTTTACTACACATAACAGGATGACATCTATCCGAAACTTTATAATGGAATAATATATCAATGATCAGTTCTATTTTGCTAGAACACGTTAAGGCAATACTCTTATAATAGTCAACAATATCAGAAACCAAACACAGCGGATCTTCACCATGTACCAATCGTAATGCAATTATATTTGTTGCCACGTCATTGACTTCTTTCGTGAGCTTCTCAAATTTGATACGTTTAACATAATCGTAACAATCTTTAATAATGTTCATATTATTTATATGTTGTCTTTGTATTACCTAACACATTAATTACCAATATTATATTTCAGATTAACTCGGTATAGTGTTTTCAATTTCTAGTGCAATATTAGTTTACAATTTAATAAAAAAAAGAATCTAATTATCGGTCTTAATTGAACAATATTACAATATATGATTGGTGCAATTTTCTGGGAAATTGATAATGCTTCATTAAAATAAAGATATATATCTTATTCAATATCTCACATCTACTGTTTATGAAATATTCAAGTGACTTTAACTCTAGTCATCCGTTATTTATAGCTAAAAATTGGAAGAGTCGAATTCATATCCATGAACAGAAACATTAATATTTGTATTCGGTATGCTATATTTTCTGCATTTATATTAACAAGTACTAATTTTTTCTTGTTTTTCTTTTCAGGTTGATGTGTTTAACATCATCATAACGACCCTTAATAATGTCCGTATTGAACCGTATAAACTAGAGTTAAATTATATTTCAAAAAAATAACTGATTCTTCTTGATGGATTCAAATTAAATTGCTTTTATATAATAATCTAAATTATGACTTCACCATCTAATATTTCAGATGATAGACTGCATGTTATAAATTCAACAATCTAATATTCAGCATCTTACTATATGTCTTTGAAATAGATTTTAGGAATAAATTTCAATATATTATTCGTACATTCTTCCAAAAAACCAGGACGTACTTCATTAAACACAAGATGGATGTTGTATATTTCATTCAACTTCTTACACCTATCTATTATCAGATGTTTGAGGTTATCGAACTTTTCAACCATCAATTCCTCATGGTTCAGAATCGGAAGGTGAGTCAGGTTGAGATCCATGAATAGAAACTCAAAAATAGTAATGTCTGTATTTGGTATTATAAATTCCATGGATTCAGCTAATCTGTCAGGATTTTCTACCACAGCCATAATTATATTATTTAAACCAAAAGGTATATTATCAGATGTGGTGTATTCAGTATACAGTAGTCTATGTAAGTTTGTAGAAAATAATCTTACATGTGTTAGCACATCTAAACGAAGAATGTTCACTAAAGCACAGTCGGACACAGTACTACCTCCACATATTTTTAGTTTTTCACATATTAATGTGTATGATTTATGTAAAATATCCTTCATGGCTCTATAATACCGAATAGTGATTGTAGCACATAGTTTAATTACTCTAGTCTTGGATGATGTTGCCAAATTTCCCTCGATTATTTTTAATATACCAGATAATTTATTCAACTCCCAAGAACATATTTCCCATATCCCGTAATAGCCATGATTAATTAAATTACGAATGATCAGAAGTGTAGGTACCCCTTCCTGAGTAATAGCATCTACAAGTTCTTGAACTTCATATAAATTTCCTTTTGGAGGTTTTGTAGGATTAATTCGTCCAATGTAATCCAGAACATTTTTAACAGTTCTTACATATGAAGCCATAGTAACTGAGTAAGACTGACATTATAATTTCAAAAAACCAATTTTTATGATATACATTATTCCTTGTAATAAAGTTTGAATAGATCATCGGAACAATATTTCAATATATGATTGGTACAATTCTCTGGAAACGGAAAATTAGGACATTTCTCATTGAATATAAGATGTATATCATATATCTCCTTCAACTTCTTACATCTATCTCTTATCAAATGTTCAAGTTTCTTGAACTTTTCAACCATCAATTCCTCATGATTTAAAATTGGAATGTGAGTCAGATCTTGATCCATGAACAGAAACTCAAACAGAGAAATGTCTGTATTGGGTATGATATACCTTACACATTTATATATATCACGGAAAAAAGCCCGGTCGTTCTCAATATATAAAGTCATTTCCTTACCAACATACATCATACCAAATGTTTTACCATCAAAAGTATATTTCGAATATAATAGATTATTCATAAATTGAATAATAGCCGTTACATGACTATTCATATTATATTTCAAGTCACATATCATTTTAGCCAATAATGACTCGCATATCTTGCATTTACACTTATTCGCTTTCACTATATCTATTACTTTCTTTTGTAATCTGTCAATTATAGTTAGCATAAATCTGTAATGATTCACAACAGTTTTACTACATAGCTTTAATATTCTAGCCACACTGTACATATAACCATATGACAAATTCCAACTATAGTTATGGAAGTAATGAGTAATCAGTTTTAGTTTATTATTACACGCGCTAGTAGCGTAAGTTTTATAGTAATCAGCAATAAAAGAAATCAACCACAACGGATCTTCACCAAGTGTTAATGCTTCACAAATTTCTGACTCTACCAGATAATAATCTTGTTCAAAAGATTCAAATTTGATATGGTCAATATAATTACGACATTTTCTAATAAAATCCATTCTATTTCCATAAATATGAAACACAATATCACGTTTATAGATATTATTTCAAAAATAAACTTGGAATAACAGATATATTAATGTGATTCATTATAACAATAAATATGTTATGATATTTATATCAATATTACTTCATGCTAAAATTTTAATTATATTAGGAAGTTAAAATAAATAATGAATTTATATTCGATCTCTAAAATATTTTTTTTACAATATTACCTGTAAGGAACACCATGTTTTCTACAAAAATTTACTTGTTAGATTACGGAAGTATATTTTGAATCAAAATAGGTATGGTGAGATACAAGTTCATAGGTTCTCTGGATTTATTGAAATTGTAATGCTTCTGTTTTACGGATTTCTTTATTGACTGTTTACTTTACGTCCATACTTTATGGATATCGTATATGAGATAATCTCCATTTGGGTTCCGCTGTAGGGCATTCTGATAGCTTTATTTCGTCAGGACAATATTCCAATATGTGATTGGTACAATCCTCTGGAAAGTTGAAACGTTTCTCATTAAATATAAGATGTATATCATACATCTTTTTCAACTTCTTACATCTATCTCTTATCAGATGTTCGAGTTTCTTAAACTTTTCGACTATTAGTTCCTCATGGTTCAAAATTGGAAGGTTAGTCAGATTTAGATCCATGAACAGAAACTCAAAAACAGTAATGTCTGTGTCCGGTATGATGAAGTTTCTACATACATACATATCATGATTTTTGAACAGTTCTTCCGCGTCAATCAACATTAACATCGGTCCAAAACGCATTCTATCGTCTGTAGTATATTTACAATATAACTTGGTAACCATACTTCCAATAATATCATAAAGATGAGCGTTCACATCAGTTAAGAAACGGTATATAACAGCAAAGTTCAAATTATGTCCTTCCGGGTTACTCATAATTTCATCTAAATATTTAGTAAGTACATTTATCATAATGTTATAGTAATACACAACAATTTTACTACACTGTTTCATTACTCTAGCTCTGCTGCGTACACAAGTAAGATCTACATTAATCTCACCTTTATAATGGGATAAGATTTCGTCCATTTTATTAGTGCATGATGTATAAATATGAACTTTATAGTAATCGACAATATCAAAAACGAATCTCAGGGGGTCTTCTCCTTTTTCCAACGATGCAGTAATTTCGGCAGGGTAAGGTAACCGTCCCTGTTTGATAGGCACCTCAAATTTGATACTTTCAGCATAATTACAGCAATCTGTAATAATATCCATGTTTCCCACGAACTTGTCTACATACACAGGTTCATATTACATGTCCGCATTATATTTCAAAAAAATATTTTGTCCAACAAAAAAAAAAACGATAAATACATTAGTATTTATTTGTGTAATCAACTAACATTATTATATTCATATTCAAACTGTTGCATCATTATATTATATAATGAATTATACAAGTACTGCCTAACCTTATTTCAAATATCTTCAGATGTAATAAATTCAGTATATAATATTTATCATCAGAGGTGTTTTTATAATTATGTAATACTGCATGTTAAAAATCTGATAACATACGTAGTTATCATTGCTTAAATCTGATTTGATTGCTCAGCACGTAGTTAGTGTGAAAGTATATTGTGTGTTCCTCATTTTGAATACAATTCAGATTTATGTACATATTGAAATTATCATATTTTCAGGTATTTTATCTACTAATAGACCAACTATCTTGTTTTCACGTATTCCTTTTTGTGTACAGTTGACCTGATTTTATGTTATTCCAGTAGGCGTGGGATAATCTTAAATTAAGGCACATCGTTTTCGGGATTTAGATATATCATTCAATTTCTTACATCTGTCTCTTATAATGTGTTCGAGTGTCTTGAACCTTTCAACCATCAGTTCCTCATAATTCAAAATTGGAAGGTGAGTTTTATTCAGATCCATGAACATAAACTCAAAAACAGTGATATCTGTATTTGGTATGATATAATCCTTGGATAAATATACATCATGGGAGTCGTCTTGTCTAAGTAATTCTGATACCACAAGCATCTGTCCAAAAATCATATTATCGCATGTGGTATATTTAAAGTGTAACTGGGAACACATATTCCAAGAAATACTATGAACATAACGATTAATATCAATCTGAAATTGAGCTATAATATTGGATAAACGCGGTATATAACATCCACATTCTTTCAAATTATCAGATAATGTCTTTCGTAATCCAGCAACTCCAATTATTGTACTATTATGGTAATCCATAATAATTTTACTACACCGTTTCATCACTCTAGCTATGCTGCACACACATGGATTCATCGAATTATAACATCTTAACATCGTAGATAAGCGATAAATTTCTCTAGAGTAAATATTATAGATAAGATATCTATTACAATCAATAATATCAGAAATCAAAGTATAGGGATCAATACCGATAAGCAATGCAATATCAATTTCAGCGGGGTTCCAATACTTACCTTTTTTCGTAGGCTTCTCAGGTTTATGTGTTTCAATATAATTATAACATTCTGTAACAATATCCATGTTCTTCTATGTATCTCTCCACTATTACAAATTTAGTAAGGTTATTTTCAAAAAGACATAATTCGTAACAAGTTCACATTAGATTGACCTAACAGTCGTATATTAAATCATTAATCCCCTATTTAATAAAAATCTACTCTTAAATTCATCTAATATTACTATACTACAATATCTATATTATCTTTTAAATCTATAGATGTCACAATTTTGTCATATTTGATGTAATTTGATTTTCTAATTATTAGTTGAGATTTTTTTTATTAAATCTATTACAAATGTTCATCTTGTCGTATTATACAAACTATTTTACACTATAAAAACAAAAATTCACATCTTCAATATGTGATTTGTACACTCTACTGGAAAATTGGGACACTTCTCATTTATTGCAAGATGTACGGTACGTATTTTATCCAATGTTCTGCATTTATCTCTTATTAAGTGCTCAAGTTTCTTGAACTTTACAATAATCAGTTCTTCATGATTCAATATTGGAAGGTGATTCAGATCCAAGTTCATGATCAAAAATTCAAAAACAGAGATATTAGTCCCAGGTATAATGAATTCCATGGCATCAAATACAACGTGTCTAGGATAACGCTGACTGCCTTTTACAAGATCCAAGGTCTCAACATATATATTATCACAGATAACATATTCACCAAATGATAGTCTTCTAGAGAATATCTCTACAACATATTGCATGTCTTGGAGTACACACAAGCCGGCAGTTATGTCTAGACAATCACTCGTTAGCCACTTTTCCGCATCCCTGTAAGAGTTGCTTAAGTCATCTGCAGAACAATTATGTGACTTATGTACGCTTTTACTGATATGTTTCAGTACTCTAATTTTAGAACATATTACAGAACAATTACGAAGACATTTGTTCAAACGTTCTTTATAATCAACCAACTGGACAGATATATCATCTATAAACAAATTATTTATATCATCCATCTGTCTGAGTACATAGTTATATGTGTCTCCGATTATTCTTGCCCATGTCTCCCGCATATCTTGGGAAGTGGTTAGCTCCGAATAAATACTGGAATCAGACCAATAATGTCCCCATTCTCTAGGTACCACTGTTCTGTTTTTTTCATTGTATTCTAAAACACTATTTATTATATTTAGGGCGTGTTCCTTGCAAGCCATGGGATAATACTGGGACTATTAACTCATATTTCAAATCCATTAACAGTATTTCAATATATGGTTGGTACAATCCTCTGTAAAATTAGAATTTACTTTTTTGAATATAAGATGTGTCTTATACATCACATTCAATGTCTTACATCTGTCTCTTACCATTGGTTCAAGTTTCTTAAACCTTTCAACTATTAGTTTCTCATGGTTCAAAATTGGAAGGTGAGTCAGATTCAGATCCATAATCAAAAATTCAAAAACAGAAACGTTCGTGTCCTGTATAATGCATTTCATGGCGTGTACAACATCATGATTATCATCCGGTTCGTCCAGAACACACATTATTCCAATACCAATACCGTCAGACGTAACATACTTGGGAACTGTCATCATCTTTTTAATATTTACAGCAAACACATCACAAAAATCATGAATATAATTCACGTACTTTCTGTGGAAGGAAACTAGTGAAGTGTGTTTAAACCATTTCTCACATGTCTTTTTAAGAGTTTGTACTGCCCAGTTATAATGTGATGTGGTAATATTGTGATAATGCTTCATTACTCTAGCTTTGGAACATGCAATTGGCCAGCTTTCACCAACGCTATTACGATATTTACTTACTTTGCTATATAATTCCCTGGTATAACAAAGATGTACATAGTATAACATATGTATTCCATGATTAATAACATCCCTTATCATCTTTGTTCTTGTCTTTATAGAAGCCTTCGCTATTTTAATTTCGGACCAACAGTAACCTTTTCGCACTTCTATCGGTCTATTTTCCTTAATGTACTCAATAATTCTTACAAATTGTTGGGAAGTCATAATGCATGATACAACCGCTAACTTATATTTCAGTAATAGCGGTAATAACATGTTTATTGTAATTTACAAAACATGTTCTCATAGATTAAATTTAAAAAGGTACTTAGATACAAAAAAATTAATGACAGTACCTATAAGCACAAATAACATACTACCAGATATAACTAGTCTGTTATATTATAATATCAAGCAATTAGATTATGATACATAACAACCGAATATATTTGTACAATTATTTTTTTTGATTCCAACCAATCCTAACTTGCTCCCATTAGTTTATCTTAGCATGGATTATTTGTTTAGGTGTATCTTATAATACCGTATTAGTAAATATTATATACCATTAATATTTTGAATTTTAATCAATATATAAAACGAAATAATAACATAGTTCCTTTACATTTCTATAAAAAAATAAACTATAATAACCTATAAACCCTATTAATTTACATCCTATCAGTTTAGTTAATCAAATCATTATCACTATGATCAACCACTATCTATTGTTCTTACAATGAAATACATGATTGGTACAATCCTCTGGAAAATTGGAATTTACTTTCTTGAACATAAGATGTATATCATATATCTCATTCAACTTCTTACATCTATCTCTTATCAAATGGTCAAGTTTCTTGAACTTTTCAACCATCAATTCCTCATGATTCAAAATCGGAAGGTGAGTCAGATTCAGATCCATGATCAGAAATTCAAAAACAGAATTGCCTGTACCAGGTATGACGTATTCCATTGCATCAAATATGACGTGTCTGGACCCGGAACCGTTATATCTGCCACTTATAACATCTCTGAAGTCTGCATATGTATCATCACAACTGGTGATATGATTAAATACTATTTCTTTAGAAAACATTATCACTACATCCTGCATTGAATACAATACACGCATACCTGACTTAAAAAGAAGACGGTCTTTCTCGGCTATTTCCTTTGCATTCATATACTCATCATTCAGAATCCACATGTGTCGCGTATGTGCCTTAACAATGTTTTTACTATACCAGTATAGTATCCTAATCTTGGAACACACTCTAGGACAAGCACGAAGACATTTTTCCTGTTGAGTTTTGTATCTATCCAATTGTTTGGATATTTCATACATCATCATGTTGCGGATAACACACATTCTATTTAACACATATTTGTATGTATCATCAATCAAATTTAGCCACGATCTGCACCCGTTGAGAAATTTAACATTGGATTCAAACCAATAACGACCGGGTTCTCCCAAATCAGATATTGGGTTCTCTTTAATGAACTCAAAAACACTATTTATGATGTTCATTGCGTGTCTTTTGCAAGCCATATTAATCATCAACTGTTAGTTAATATTTCAAAAAAATCAACATATATTGCAGGTTATCACCTTGCCTGTATGAGTACAATCCCTATGGTCATTAGTGTTGAGTTCATTAAATTTTTTAATTAAGTCTATTAATCGACATCTGTGACTTGCTACATTTTTATATTCATTTACTTTTGAATTTAATACAGTCAGATTATTTTTTACTTCATTATTGAAATATTCTATATTATGTTTCTTTATAATATTATAAATCTCTTTATGTAGATCTTTTGATAGCCACGGTATAATATTTAATAGTAATTCATCTGAGACATACACACCCGATACCACCGGATCTGATTCAACATAACAGATATCACATATGTTTTTTTCCAACCAATCCCCAAACAGTTTTCCATTATCGAGACAAAGCTTTGTTGCATTGATAAATCCATTACGATAATCATTTGACTTAATCACTATTAACACAATAGATCCAAATAATGCTTTATAATATTTTAATTCGCCCTTTATTGTAATTAACTCGTAACATAGTGTCGTTATATCCATTTTACTTTCATATAAAATTTCAAATATATTCCATGTGTGAAAAAGAAGGTCTACTAAAAATGGTAGTATTTGAAGGCTCCATACATATTGATACACTGGGTAATTTGGAAATTAAACTTTATAAAAGACTTCTATATCATATACAAAAATATAAAAAAATAACCAATAGCACGACAATAGAGATAGAGTTTGATTACCCACTGGAACAGCCTATTACATTGGAATTTATCAAGGATGGGGGTTTCAGATTAAAGGATATAATTTCATCAGTCAGGTCTGGGTATAGAAAAATTTATAAAGTGTATCCGGACAGTATAGCCTGCCATGCTATAGGAGACTTGGTGTTAGTAAAAATAAGTGAATGGGGCGTAGATTCATTTACAATAGACGTTGACTCTTAATACCGATACATTCTTCTATCTTTCTGGCCAACTGTAACACGCTTTTATAATACAATCGTTCACACTTATGTGATTCCGCCATTTTTTTGTAGAATAAAACTTCATAAATCATATCTATTAATTCCATAGTGCCAATCATAAACGCCTGATCAATTAATTTTTCTGTTCTTAATTTAATATTACCTAGCGATACTGTGCAAGGCTTCATAGTAGAACTTAATAATGTATAATCTATATATTCAAAAAAAATAATCAACCACCCCTCGATAAATACTTTCGACGGGTTTCCTTTTTCACTTTCTTTTCGCTTGTAGGCCATCTACAATGTGTACATGTCGGTTTTACACCAACTAGTGCATAAGCCCACTTAACATAGAAAGGAAGTGGTTTGATAAATACTATAGTAGTATCCATTATGATCTTGTATTTATACATTAATTATTCAAAAACTATTCATGTATGATAATAACATCACATTATTAATTTTGTAGAATGTACTTCTGTCGTTATAATATTATCCATCAGATTATCAAAAAAGTCTATTTATCGATTTCTACTAGTTATTTCTTGGATTCTATTTTCATCTAGCAGATTAGAATGTAAGCTATATATAAAATCTATTATTTCATCGTAACAAGTTGTAGATATCCACATTGCAAGATCTAAAATGCTATTCATACCGATGTAGAGTCCATCAGCCTCATCTTTAATCGGATCAACACAACACATAATATATCGATCTATAACGGACTGTCTTTTTTGAGGATTTTTTAAAATCATTGTAACCTTGTTTTTACTTTTTAACCATTCTTCGATATCTTTTCCATTATTATTGCAAAGTTTAGTTGCGTTCATATATATTCTTTTAGGATTACCGTAATAGAGTAAAAAATACACAGATCCTTTATAAATTTTACGCGTTACAATCCCTTCCATTTTGATATTTTGTTATGTATATTGTTTCAAAATGATTTTGATTATTCCGTATACATTATATGTAATATGATCTAAATTTTTAAACATTTTGGTTATCAGTTTCATCGTTATATTGACGTATTAGTGTCCAGTCGGACCATTTAGGTTGGCCCGTCCTATCCGATGTGACTCTTCTATATACTCTTCCGGGTAACACTTCTTCAAATATTTGAACATGTCTCCAATATGCCGGCGACGTCACCGTTTTTCCACCCATAACATACAATATAGCTTCGCCTGTTTCAGTTGTTACAGGTCTGTTTTTTATATTTTTACCTGCTGCCACTAGAAACCATCCTTGAGTTAATATAAATGTATTCAGATCATTTTCAGCGTCATCTGGTATGAATGTCACTTTAGGTGTTAGTGATAAAGGTATAGATAATGGATCGCCAGGCGGTCCTTGTATTCCTTGAATACCTTGTATTCCTTGTGTTCCTGGTGGACCTTGGGCAACAAACGGTTGCCAACTATTTGGACTAGTGGGTGGATAATCATTTATATTATCGCTAATAGCTATAAAACTGTTATTATCAATAACAAGTACTAAATCATTTATATAATAATCAGATGTGTTATCCCATACACCACGGGCGCTTATGTTAGAAACTGCATTTGTACCGGGTATACCTTGTATACCTTGTATACCTTGGATGCCTTGTTCTCCTTTTAAACTTTGTAACCACTCATATTCAGTACCAACAAATCCATAACGTAGTGCAATATCATACGCAGATAACCCATTATTGTGTAGATACATAAAATAATATAATATCGCAATTGTAAGCAGTATAATTATTGAGATATATATTATCATTTAATAAAAAGTATCTTACTAATATTTGCAAGTTAACTGTTACAGCTTGACAACTATATTGTTATTTCCTATTTTACGTGACCTCCAAATGCATTATTGATTTGTAACTATTCATTGTACTGTAATAGGTACCTTTAACCGGATCATAACAACATTTATATTATAGTCATACTTCACTCAGTATTGACCCAACATATAATTTTCTCATTTCAAACTAGAATCACGAAAAGATCGGTTATTTTTCTAATATTCATTAACATTAAAAGTTTCACAGTAATAATATAATATTCCACCTTTCGAATTACAATTCATAAACCCAATCAGCTTCTTCTGATGTATATTTATTTCAAAACGGTTCCATAATGTAATTATTTCTAGGATATCCAGACAACGAAGATATTACTCTATCTGATGTGGACTATCTGGTCATTCCAACTAACATTATTATGTGATACGAAATTCAAGTTATTACTTTTGTATAATACACAAATTAAAGAAAGTTTCTAGTATGTGTGGTAAACCATTTATACATCCAAACACATGATTTACATTAAAAAAAAAACACTACCAGTTTATTTATGCATTATCTTGTATTTCCTTCAACGATAATCTAATTTATTAAACCACATGTCTGCTAGAAATATCGGCAAGTACATATCCCATTAACGTATTGTTACACTTGAAGCACATATTAGCAAAAATATCACTAATAATAAACTCATCAAGTGATAACCAACATATATTATGTATATACTTTTCACAGTTAACACATAATAAAGAGTGAAGTTTCACACTAACATTAAATCTTCTCAGAATATTTGACATTATGAACATCTGACCATATTATCTGACCAATTCTGATGGTCCACATATATCAATATTGCTAAGTTAATTTTCAATAACACAGTAATGAATACTCCATTAATAGGGGTATATTTGTTTCAATAATATCATATGCTTGCACTTGGGACACATACGATTAAAAATAGCACTCCTAATAATTTCATCGAGTGACTTATAATGTTTATCATGCGTATACCATCTACAAGTATCACATATAGCTTCGAGTACCCATTTAAGACGGATCTCTTTCACATCGTCTGACATACCGAATGATCAGCCTGGCTTACTAAGGTATAATTATATTAACAGAATCAATTCTGACACTGACGATTTAATAGTAACTACCGTCAATAACACAATCTGGTCCAGATTGTATTTGATATTGTAGAGCTTTATTTTCTGATTTCTTCTCGCGCATTTTTTCCTCTTTCACTATGCATTTATTTATCACCCATAACGTACGATTATATTTAATCCAACTACCCAGAGATTTGTAAGTTCTAGCCAAATCAACTAATTCGTCTAATTCAATTGTATTTAATTCCAACGCATGCTGGATTATATCAGCACGGAACATTATGTTCTTTATTAATTTGTGTTTTTTTTCAATATTCTAAAAGAATTTTGATATAATAATGCTTTGTTTAATTTAGTTAAAAATTTATTAAATTTTGACTTTTTTTTTTGAATTATTGTTCCTACAGGCTTTAAATTGAAAAATTTAACTGTGATTTCTATTAGTTCATATCCAACTTTATCTTTCATTAATTTAGATACAAAATACATTAATTCTTTACACATATCAGGACGTTCTATAGGGATCCATCTTGAATCAGAATATAACATATTTATTAATACATTATGTTTAACGTCTTCAGGTGTTCTAGTATATGCATCTTTGATTTGTGCGAAGGACTCCTCGCCTAAATTTAATAAATTTATCGTCTCCAAATTATATTTTGCTTCCATAGTATTGACAAACTTATTAATAGATTTTGCAACATTTATATTATTACATATTCTGGGTGAATATATTCTCAATCTGTTAGTTAAATTGCTTAATATATCATATGAGTTACTATATATAAAAATATGATACATAACATCAACACAAGCATAATATTCTGTAGAATAAGCCATTTCTGCCATTTATTATATTTTTTCAACTATCTAACGAATACAAATCATTCATCGCTTTATACAAACCAATCAATTCTATCCTGGCAATTTATAACGGCTTAATATTACGCGTTGGAAATATACGTTTACTATGCTCTTTATTACTATTGAGTCACTTTTCTTTCTGCCAAGAATCTTCAGAGATCTTGGAATTATTATCGTAAGATACAGCGCAATATACCAGCCTTCTCATGATACGATAAGTAAGGTTATATTCCTACCTATAATCTTAAGACAAGCCAATTCAGTTTATGCTGATTCTCTTTTAATCTAGCGTTTATTCTATGCCTCTTATGGTAGCGTAGTCGGTATATATTATGTAGTTACTAGAGCCAGGGTCTAAGTGCTGGATTTAGTATCATCCCAGTACTGATCACGAAGCACTGGATCTGATAAGTCTATAATCTCATGAATCCTTTTTAATAGATGTTTAACTTCACCCGAAGGGTTTTCTTGCCATATTTTTTCTGGACGTTCTACTGTTGTCATAATAATGTGTTTTCTGTTACATAATGGTATTAAGCCATCCTTAAATTCTACTGTTAGGGGTTCACCTCCTAGGAAATGTAATGTGTTTGATACGTTCCAATATCTTGACGGTTTCCATTCATCGAGTATAATGTTTTCTTGTAAGTCATATCCATCCCACCACTTTGAATTATCTTTCCAATAGACATTTGTTTCATCATCTCCTGCTAGTTTTTGAGCCAGTTTTGTTTTCCCCGATCCCCTAGGTCCACATATCCAAGTTACTTTAGGACATTCCCATTTTGGAATTAGAAACATGGCCCTCATATTTTTAAAAAATATTATATCATCATGCGTCATATCATAATCTTCGAACTCTTTTAGCCGCCCACCAGCTTTTGCAACTTCTTTCAGACCAACTCGACAAGGTCGAGTCTTCTTAACATCACTCTGCATTTACTCTGAAGTAACTTTAATTTCAGTTATTTTCTTAATAGTTGAGTAACCCGTTTGTTAGAATGGTTTTCCTCTAATAATTTCTGGATGTTGTTATGATTATACGTTTACTATGCTATTCACTACACCAATCCGGCATTTCAATTTTATAAATATAGTTTTTTTTATTTTTTTTACGTCGTTTTACTTCGTACAAGTTTATTTTATCAATATATTTAACAATAAACTCGTCGGGTAATTCTTGATATTTCGATATAATATTCCATTCAATATTATCTTTGTGTTTAATAATAAAGCTTATAGATAGATTTTGATATTCGCAAATATTGTTCCAATTAATTTTGTCGATATGTCTTTCTATGAATGATTCAGATAACTGTTGATATTGCGATACGCTAACCCAATCAATAATATTTTGATATTTATCTATTGTATTTTCTGATAATTGTTGATACTGAATTAAATCGTCCCAGTAAATGTGATTACTATATTTATCAATAAAATACTCAGACAAAGGTATTTTATAATTTATATAGTGCCAATTAAATTCAAATCGATCAATATAATCATCTATAAATTTTTCAGACAATATTTTATATGCGTCATAGCGGTTTGTAGGAAACCTGACATAATCTATACATTCTCTTAACAAGTCCTCAGTTAGCCATTCATAAACAATTTTATCCCAATTGATAAGATTTTTATGATCTTTTATAAACTGATGACTTAATTTCTTGCGGGATATCACATCCCATATAACATAGTCTTTATATTTAATTATAAATTCTTCCGGTAGTATTTCGGATTTTGATAACCGATCCCAATTAATATATTCTTTAAGCGTATTCTGTATGTCACTATCGGACAATATTTTTAATGTGTTATAATCAGACAGGGTATAATCCCATTTTAAATATTTATAATTTTTGCAAATAAACTCCCTAGATAATTTTTGATAGTAGCAAATATTTTCTCGGGCTAAATAGAACCAATGTTTGTCTATGAAATTTGATGACAACACTTGCCACCTTGATATCTTTGGCCAATTAGCATTACAGATATGCTTTTCTATAAATTGTTCTGATAATTTTTGGTACTTCCATATTTTTTTCCAATCAAGTTTACGAATATGTCTTTCTATAAATTCTTCTGATAATTTTTGATGAATACATATTGCTTTATATATATGATCTCCAGATATTTTTATTATTTGTTCTAACAATTGTTCTGATAATAGTTGATGTTTACATAATGTCATACCTAATTCATTATTAGTAATATTTAACTTTTCTACGATTTTCTCCAATAAGTGGGCTGATAGTGTATGATACGCTATTAATTCATATGAAATAATATTATCTAGATTTCTTTCTATAAACTCTTCTGGTAACTCGTAATAAGTTGCTATATTGCGCCACCCGATAGATGAAGCATACAATTCAATTGCTTCAATAGATAGTTCCTGATATTTTAAAGACAGTAACTTTCCAGGTAAAATAAATTTTATAAATTTTGATATAAAAGATTCGGGTAATGTATAATTTAACATAATTTTACGCCAATTTACTCTAATCATTAAATATTCTATTAAATCATCAGCCAAATCATAAAATTCATAATTAACAAGTAAATGATTAATGTTAATTGGAGGTAGTTTAATGAATCTTGCCAAATCTATTATAGTATTCTCCATTTAAACCTTTTGTATTTTACTGTATTATTTCAATTTGTTAAATGATTCCATAAATCAATGTATGTTGTTAGACCCGGACCTACCATTTTTAATATTAAAGATATATAGTCTGATAGATCTATGTTTGGTAAGGATTCTATATTCATTAAATTGAAAAATTTATTCAAATTATATTCAGACAAATAACTATAACTATTTTCTACATCCGATAACGAAATAAAGGGATTTATTGCTGCTTTAAATTCGTTAAAATCTAATGAACCATCTCCGTTTAAATCATAATTATTGATTACACTATCGACATCGGATTGTGTAATGTTATTATCTATCGCGGATAAAAACCCAAATAATTGATTGGGTGATATTGTATTGTTGTTTTGAGATATTATTTTAAATATATTTTGCAAATATTCAGTACCATCCATCTTCAATTTATTATAATTATTTATAAAAAAAATTACACAACGATTGTGTACTATATAATTCAACATTGGAATATAAATGATTTTTAGTAGATATGTAATGTGGAATTACACCATCAAATACCACAAAACACTTGTACAAATGTATATCGTCCATATTTAAACTCAATGATATATTTCTTGATGTATCGCATTGTTCTATATATTTCAATCTATTATAACTATTATCATATTGATTGAAATATATATCAGAACAATAATTCAGTTTATCGTTTTTATATATGACGACATTATTACAGAAATCTAATAAACTATCAAGTATATAACTGTCTATAAAATTCACATTGTAAGATACAAGTAATTTATGAATATCTACAACAGACGACCTTGTTAGCATTTTACAAACTTCTTTTGATAAAGTGTGGGTTTTTATATTAATCAAATCCCTGTATGTAATACTTGATAAACTTAAACGCAGTGGTACAACTTCATCTTTACTATAATATGTTTCATGTATTACATCTATCATATTGTAATTATAATTGGCTCGTAAACCTTGAAATGACACCCTATATACATCATCTTTATGTACAAGTTGTATAGTTAAACTACACATATTTTATCAAATAAAATAAAACTATTTAATCTAATTACTTTGTAAAATATATCGATACAATTTTCTACTGTATTATTAAAGATAACTAATATATCTTTATTGTTTTCTGTTACGTATTTCTTTATTTTTTTTTCAATAATACTATCCCAACATATTACCATAAAACCTTCTATAGAATTGTGATTTTTTAAAATATTTGCAACATCATCTATTTTTTCAATTACTAAACATTTTTTATCATGTGTATGAGATATATTATTTATTTTTATATTACATATATCCGTATCATATACATCTATATCATTATAGGTAAAATTATATATTACATACATGTTGACTGTCATAAATTATTTTTCAATACTCATTTATATATGGTCTACTTTCATAAATATCATACCCATATTAACAGATAATAATTTTTTAAAATCAGTATTAAATATACTTTCTTTGTTTTCAAATATTTGTCTATGAAATTTGGCAGTAGATGATCTTAAAGAGCGAGCTAATACTTCGAATGTATACAGTTTATTACTCGAAATGATATCATCAAAATTAAAAGTATCTATCAATTTAAATCCGTATTTTTTAAAATCTATTTCTAATTCATCTAAAAATATCAAATTTTCTTCCATAGGAGCAGTCATTGTTGCATCGTAAAAAACTGATATTTTAGTAGGACTTACATAATTTATGGTATAATTATATTGCGTTTTATCGTGTGGTATTATAAAATTCAACGTCTTAGATGTTGTTGTGTTTATAAGATTCAATACTTTATGTCCATCCAAACAAGTTATAAGTATTCTTGTACCAGTCATTGATATTTTTTTTAATTTGGATAGAATATCATGTTTTGTATTGGCGTTATATGAGTAATGTATCGCAAACTGCCAGTCTATTATCCAAAATTTATTGTTTGTGTTACCAGTAACAATATTAACATAATTATCATTGTGTATGGATATATTATGTAGAGATAATGTATATACATTGGATTTTTTTTTAAAATTTAATATCGTAGTACTATACCTACTAGATGCCTCATCTAATGCTGATTTATCAGGATCTGTACCTACCATATTTGATGTACCAATATAGTAATATTTGTTTAGATCACCACCTCTACCTATGTCTATAATTAATACATTTTTTTTTTTGATATTAGTAAATAACGAAGAGCCTGACATGGTAATCATGTTGGTTTTGACTAAATTTGATACTATATTTAAAACTGTACGTACTGTTTTTGGTAGGAAATAAGATGTATTTTTTGGTTGTTTATCGGAAATATCCACTATAGCACTAATATTATCAATACTTATAGTTGCATATTTATCATGGAATTCTTTTGATTTTATGACTATATGTAATGGATTACCGTTATAATTATATTTATAAAATAAATGTGTTTTATGTAATCTTGGTATTATTATTTCTTTTTTTACCATGGAATATTCACATATAAAACATGGTGGTAATACAATCCATTCGGAATTCACATTACATACGAGTAGATTTAAATTATTGTCAAACCGAAATTTTAATTTATTATCTTGTGACAGTTCTATAGATCTTTCAAATAGATTAAATTTTTTTCCATCATAATTATAAAGTATAAATTCTATAGCTGTACCCTTTTTGGTTTTTATATATATACCGTTAGTATATTCTAATTTACACGGTACATCTATAGTATTATCTAGTTTTATTTTATAATCTGTATAGTTGGTATTTTTTTTAGTATCCAGTAATATTACACCATCATATAATGGATTTTGAAAGAAATATGTAGAATGATCGATAATATCAGAAACAGATTTATACGGACCGTAATATTGTTTTTTTACAAATTTCAATTTACAATTATTATCTGTATTATCATTAGATGATATGATATCATTATATAAGTCTAACATATATTTTCTATCAAATCCATTTGCTATGTTTACTGTATCTATATATTCAAATGAAAAAGGATATATATAATTGATGTTATCAATTTTGATAAGTTCTCCCATACCTTTTAAATTATGATTACATATATTACAGGATAATGTATATTTAAAATTATATTTTATCAATGTACATATATTATCAGAAATTTCAAATATTATTGATATTCCATCTATTTTACCAGTTATTAAATAATCTTGCGTAGGTATTAAATGTAATTCGTTCAACGGAATCATGAATGTTTTAACGTTTTCACGTACACTGCTAAATAGTAATTCTAAATTTCCTAAATCCATTATTTTAAATACGTACTTCATAGCTATCTCCATATGTTTTATATCAGTCTTATCAGTCAGTTCGAATTCCAGAGTATATTGTGTTTGTTTTCGTATGTTGGGTACACTATTCAAGATTGATAATAATACTGTATTATTATCGGTTGCTTTACCCAGAAATATTTTGAATTTAAAATCGACTACTACGTTCTCGATTTTTATACATATGAGTGATACATAATACATACTTACAGCATCAGAATATAATATATTCGGAGCTATTTTTTTTGGTTTTTCTTTTGAAAATTTGCAAATTACTTCATTTGGTATTATAATATCTTCAGTTATGAGTGTTTTTTTTTCCCAATTATCGTCTAATCCATTATATAATGTAATATTATTAATATCAAAATTGTTTCTGTTGAATGGTATCCGCTTTCTTAATTTTTTATTTTTATTTTCATATTTTATTATAAATTCTATATACGTTTTACATATCCGAGGTTCATAGTTATATAATGTTGATGCTAATGATATGTGTGGTTTTATAAAAATCAATTCTACCTCATTACCATTTGATAAATCTATATTTTTATGGAATTTTATGAAATTATCATATATATCTTTTAATATCATTTACCCTCTTATATATTTTCAATAAATTGAAAATGGATCTGTCTATATTATTAGTTATTCTATTTATTTTAATAGTAATAATATTTAGGAGTAAAAAACGTAAATTATATTTGCCACAATATAACAAGGATATAATACTAAAACAGGGTTCTAGTGGGTACGGTATAGCTGAATTCATCTCCTTAAAGGAGGAAAAAAATAATATAATAAATCAATTAAATATATGGGAATCAGATATAGATAAATATAATGCTGATATACTTATAAAAAAAAATGAAATTAGCAGTAATTTAAAAGCAATAGATCAATTAACGTTGGAATTAGAAGAAATAAATAACGCTATAAATGATCAAGAAAATCTAACACCTAAAAGGAAAATAAACCTGCACGATACTGTAAAACCATTATTAATATTCACTATATTTGTTGATAAAATATATAATTATATACATGCCAAAGTTTTATCAGATTTGAGTATAATAATATTTATAATTATACTTTACGATAAAACCAATGTATCATAATCCTTCCAAAATTGTAAATCTCTATCAGTAGGAGATTTATCTATAGATTTTATGATATTATTCCACAAATCATATATACATGTTGATATAGAAATAATAAAGCCCCTATATATATTCAGAAACGAATTGTTAGGTATCATGAATGTACTAAATATACAATCCAATGACATGGTACGGTTTATATTTCCGTTTAACTTACTTTTTACAATCTCCAATCGTTCATAATTTATATTTTCTCCTATCATATAAAAAGAATCCTTCAACCAATCATCATTCTTACATATAGTTACTTTAGTACAAATATATGTATATATATATATCAATTGCATAACTGCAACTGATGTTACTGTGGGAAAATTTATAATTATATTGTTATCCCGTTTTTTTTTACATAATAATGAGGTTAATATATCAGCTGTTATAATATCATGGCAAAATATATATGTATTATTTGACGTTGAAGAACCACTTTTTGCTGTTATTTCATGTCTAATCAATTTATTATTAAACCCATAATCGAAAACGTTTGCACCTCGTCTATCAAATCCTTTAATTGTATCAAATTTTGTGAAATATTTTAAATTATCCAAACTTATTTTAGATATGAGCATAGATATTTCTATTACAATAGATAATAATTGATATTCTATACAAGTATAAATTCGCATTATAGGATGTGTAGTTAATTTAATTTCATCAGGTACATTATTAGTTTGAGGTAATACAACAGAAAGATTATTTTTTAGTAATTCTATAGTATATTTATTCATTTATCATAAATTAATTATTTTTTCACATTCTTTACAATTTGAATGATACCAATTTATATGGTTCCAATCTATGAAATCAGGCTCACTTACATTATAATGTACCATAGCCATTAACTCTTTTTTTTTTAATTCATTATTAGATTTTAGATCCCTTATAAAATTATATAATGCATGAGCATAATTATATGATTCTATATTATCCAGGAAATTATTTATAGATAATTCAAAATCTATTAAATTTTGATATTTACTATATTCTGTTATAATAGAATCAGTATCATATACACGTGTATGTTTTATGTCTGTATTAATATAATAATCTAACATGGGTGAATAATCATCTAAAAAAATTATATCTTCAAACGAGTATAAATCATTAGTAATTTGTTTATATATACCATTATATTGTATGTTGTATACCATATATTTTTTATAAGTAATAGGTCGTTTTAAAAAAAAATTTATTGTATGTGATAAGGAATTATCTGGAATAGTATTTTTGTAGCAATATTTAATTAATTTATTCATTTATTTTTATTGTATTTTTAAGCATTTTGAGCATATAATTATAAAAATTTTCTAAATCCATTGATTTTATCTTTTTTATTATATCATCATTTATTAATTTTAATAATTCAACAACAATGTACGATTTCTTTGATATTGTACTGCTATGGCCTATTATTGTTGCTGTATTTTCTATTATGACTTTTAAAGCTTTTTTTATAGTAACACCGTCGGATTCTAATTGAAAATAATTCCACAGTTCATTCAAAAATATTTTATTAACACCATATGTCCGTAAATCCTTTAATTTTATATTAAAATAACTATTTAGCATATTATACAACATATACTCAGTAAATACACCTTCGTTACACGTTAGTATGAAATCTTTATTAGATAACTTTTTATATAATATATGTAATATATCATATAATAACTTATGATGTGCTCTTTTAATCGTAAATTTTTGCCATTGATTTACTTTCCCTTTGAATGATATAATTAGACCATTATTTTCAAATTGTAAATGTTTTCGCATAATAGTAAGTAAGCCTATTGTATCGTTTGTATCAAAATATATTTTTTTTCCTGTTCTAATATAAAATGACATCTCTATCAACAAAACCAATGCAAATAATTTTTTTATAGTAATATCTTCATATTTTTTTATACTTAAAAGATTTGTGTTTATAAAATGTTGTATTTCGTCCTTTATGCTATCTACCAATAAAAATGTAGATATTCGCTTAAAATTTCTATTTAAAACATAATTATACCCATATATATACTGTTTTTTATTATTCTTATCCAATCCTATATATATTAAGCCATTATCTGCATCATGTAAATTTTTAGCTATTATCCTTATATTATGTAAATGAGATGGTGGTTTATATTTTTTTATTATCATATTATATTCTGATGAATGTACTATATTTCCATTACTATCGTAAACGTTGTTATTTTTATATATGTATAGAGTATTATATTTTTTTTTCATTTACTATTGTATACTGTGTGTTGATAACTACTAAACTAATATCACAAAAAAACCTTTTCATACTGAGAAGATATAAATGACTGGACATCACAAATGAACTCGAAGGGATTTGTGTTATTATTTTCCAATGGATACATATACAAATGGCGGGCTTCACCATTGGGTTTGAATAATGTTGATATTTTAGTACTATGTACGTTAATACAAGCAAAATTAACAACACATACATATAATTTATTAAACATTTTATCATATATAAGCACAATATACTGTTCAGTTTTATTAAACTCTAGTTCAATATTTAAATTTGTTAAAGACTTTCCAAATTCTTCGTTTAACTCTCTCCATAGTCCTTTATGATATAATTCCTTTTTTTTTATAAACCCACCTGGTAGCATATAAATAGTGGGATCTTGCTTATATTTTACCATTACGTCTTTCATATTAAAATTTCTAAATTTATCAACTTCATCATTATATATATATCCATTGCATTTTATACGTTTAAATCTACTTGATAAGTACTCTCCTTCAGTTGTGTTCATTATATCATATATTATATTTTTATAACGATTAAGTAATTCTTTCCGTTCACTATCGGATATATTATCATACATGGTTAATATATTATTTTTAGTTTTACCTACATTTACATTTTTCTTTTTTAATTTTTTGTAAAGTTTAATATTGTTAACAATATAAGTATATTCAAAACTATTTTTACGCTTCAGCAAAATGACTTTTTTATCACGAGTTAAAATAAATAGACTATGAGTGAACTTACTAGATATATTGGATCCACTAATATCCAATGATTTTATAATACCGTCAAAATGTTTAGTTAGTTGATCTTTTGTATACGATTGATCTATAATATCGTTTGATTTTATGATAAATCGACTTTCCTTAGAAGTGTGTATTTCCATCATATCGATTTTTGGTTTATATTTATTTTCAAAATTTGAAATTGTACTTTCAAATTAAAATGGACAGTAGAACCCGTTATAGTTTCATAACCTTGATAAAATCTGACATAGAGGCCTTATTAGATATGCTTGTAGATGATATGTATAGTATTATATTTCATAATTACCTAAATAGGGGATTATGTACCGAAGCATTTTACTATTTGTTTAATAGTTATTACGAAAAAAAAAAATATAACGATATGATAAATGTATTAGTTCAATTAAACAGATATGATGTTGTGATTGATATATTTATTGCTGTTTCTAATAATTGTTCTGAAACGATAAATTTGTATAAAACGATATTAAGTAATTTAAATTTTATTGAACATATGGATAAGGATTATATATTTATATTAAAAACCCTATCTAAAAATAACAATATAATTGAAAAAATCGATGAAGGAGAGATTGATGATTTTTTAGTCAACATTATAGGGGACATAGTATCTATATGCGATAGTGCTATGTGTCGATTTGTATACCTAGGCAATTTGGTTAATAGAATCTATCAATTAGTTAAACATAGAAATATTGATAGTATATATGTTGCTTTCAATAATCCATTGTTTTATACTTTTGAGAATATATATATTATAAACATCACAGCATCCACACTGTTAAAATATGTAAACGTAGAAATTTTAAACAGAATAAAATATGAGTTAGATTGGCCTACTATATTGGTTTGTTATAGTATAAAGAAATGGCGGCGGATATTGTTTAATGAAGATGAATTTGATATCATGATTCGCAATAATCTACCGGAATCATTATATGATGTAGATTGTTTTAAGAAAAAATATATAAAAAAATTGTTTAAAAATGATTATTTTAAAAGAGATATTATTCATTCCATGAATAAAGATTTCAATAGTATTTTATTAATGCGCATAAAAAGATGGAATAAAGATTTATTTAATATAATTATTAAATCCCCAAATTACACTGAGTCATTAAAAAAAAAGTTACTTACACATATAGATGGTAGAACTAAATACGTAGGAGATTATATAGATTGTATAATTATAGGACTCCCGAAATCATTGGAGATGTTATATGATATAAGTCTGACTGTGTCTCCGATTAACATGGTAAATTTTATATCAAATATGTTACAATATGAACAAGTATATCCAATAATACAAGATATAATAAACATGATGCCTTATATGAAATTACTTGATATCAATATGGAAGAAATAGATTGTAATATATGTTATAGTATAAAATCACACTCTGTAAAGTTATATTGTAACCATGCGCTATGTAGTGACTGTTTTGATGCGTGTATAAACTATAGTCTGTATTGTCCCTTTTGTAGGAGTGAGTTTGATATATTAAAATATAAAGGAAATAAAATATTAACAAAGTACAGAGTACACACAAATCCGTAATAAGTCACAGAGGGACAACTTTAAATTGTTGTGTAAAAAGTGGAAGTCCTAAAGCTAAACGGAGCCCTAATATATAATATTTACTATGATCATGCCAGCCCGCGATCGTTTCAAAAAAAGCTTCACCAAATATATTTGAAATCTTATTATTAGGTATTATTAATTCTAGTGAGACGTCGCGTATACTATACCAGCTATCTATTGAAGAGTCTAATCTTACATTTATCAAATCAGTACCAACATCACTAAAACATATTTTATTTAATCTCTTAGCATATTCATTGTAATATTTCACCATATCTATAGAATTATTATCTTTATTTATATTTATATTCATATCGATAATATCATTGATATAGTTAGTGGTTTGGTTTTCAATTTCGTTTTTTCGTATATTACCTCCTTTAGGATATTTATATGTTTGTTTACCCCACCCTAATCCTAGTTTAAAACCGGTAATATTTTCTATTCCTGCGCCTATGTGTTTGAAGATAGGATCATGACCAGGATCAATAGTAGTATGTGCTAAATTAAACCTACCAGATATATATATATAACAATGTAATAACTCGTGAGTAATCACACCTAATAAGACCGCAATTTCCTTTTTTTTTAAAAATGAATTGATGTGTATTGTATTTCCTGTAACATTAGAATACGCACCTACACGATCATCCATCTTATTCGACCAATATATTTTATATCCACTTATTGTACTTTTGAATATACATATATCCAATCTATTTTTTATATGTGATAATGATACGTGATTTGGTATTTTCTTACTTAAATCTAAAGGTGTATCATCTTTGTTCTTTAATTTTAAAATATGATATGTATAAACGGCGGATTTAGTGTTTAATTCCATTTATTTGGTTCTTATTTGTAACTATAGTGTATTGAATTTTTTTTATTAATCTATCGAAATTATATATTATGTATTTTAAATCAACAAATATTATATCGCTTACTTCTGAATTGTGTTTAAACGAAGAATAAATTTCGTTGGAATTTAATGGTGTTCTGGATATGGTTGTTATATTTTTGAATGATTTACATAATATTTTATCATAAATTAATATTTCTGCATAATAATTAACATAGATATACAAATTTAAGTTATCGATTCCCAATTCTTCGGATGCTTCCCGTTTTATAGTATCAAATGGGGATTCATTTTTTAACCGTTTACCACCTGGTAACATATAAACATTGCTGTTATTATTCCACATATAATTATATTTAGACTTAAGTAAATTATTATTTACAATATAATTCTTAATTTTAGGATTATTATATATCAATTTAAATTTTTCAGTTACTGACAAGATATTAAATATCTGTACAAATAATCGTTTTTTTATATTTTTTATCCTATCATCTATAATATACGTATTAACTATATTAATAATCTCTGGGATATAGTAAGATCCGTTTCGGATACACAAAATACATTTATCATCGGATGTAATTATAATAGTATTGTAAGTAGTACTATAAACATCTCGATATATCTTTCCGCTCTTTATTGATATTGATCTCGATTCGGTATTGGTTTCTATTTTATACATCATGTATATCTAAATTTATATTATTTACAGTCCAATTTATTAAAGTGTTTTTTATCAGGGTAAGTCCATCTTTAATAAATATGTTATAATCATTATGTAAAAATCCAAAATTATAATAATATATATTTTTTGTATTATTTAAATTTCTCTGCATCCTTCCTATTATTTGAATTATATATTTACGGGATGTTATCGGTAACAATATGTGTATATCATTTAGCATGTGCAAATCTATTGCTTGATATAATGCTTTTATTGTTGAAATTATTATATATTTATCATTTTTACTAATATTATTAATATTATTATACGTATAATCTTTGACTCTTACATCATATTTATATACGTGATCAATATGTTTCAATTGATCATATATAGTATTCATATGCAATCTAAAATCTGTTAAAACAAGTGCTTTTGTATTATTATTAACGATATATTTTATAAAACTAATAATAACTTTATTTCTATTATCATCTGATGATATATATGATTTATACATTGTATGTAATCTTACACGATCTTTATAGTTACGATATATAGGTTTATTAATACATTGATTACTATATAACATTTGTATGTTATTAATACATCCCAATTTTATTATACCACATTCAGTACTTGTTATAATACTGTTGAAATGGATTTTATAGTTATTATTAGGTGTGGCAGACAATCCAAAACAATAGGAAAAGTAATGTCCATGTAAAAATTTATTTAAAATACTATCATTGTAAAAATTATATGAATGTATTTCATCTATTAATACTAGACCTATATTTTTATATATATAATCTAATACAACTTTATTTCTAAGATGCTTATCAGGGCATATTATTACATCTGAATCATATTTTTTTGTTATTATATCACATATAAATTTATCAATCCCATTAATACTACAGTATCCTGAAAGATTTGTATTATTCTTTATTGTGTCATACCATTGTTCTGCTAATTTTTTAAGTGGTGTGATTATTAATGTTTTTTGTTTATAATGACAAATTAATTCCAGTGATAATATTGTTTTGCCAAATCCACATGGACATTTGACGATAGTATATATTGGTATGTTATATTGTGATATAATTTTATTAAAAATTTCCTTTTGGTTAGCATAAAGTGTATATGATTTAGTTATATCTTTATCTATAGCACAATCCGTTAATTTTATAACGTTATTAAAGTTGAATTTATTATAAAATCCCATAGGTATTACTACTTTTTGGTTATTATATACAACATGTGTTGTATTTTTTAATATTTGTATAGCTTCCAAGTCACCATTCGCATAGTTATACATGTATATATAAAATGATTCTATTCCATATATTTTTTTAAGCATATTATGTATATTTTTAGTCAAATTAACACATAATGTATTACGCATTTAATTGAAATTTTATTATTGAAAATAAGGCATGGAGTTACAATATATAAAAGAGTCAAATATAAACAAATATAAATATAACACGGCAAACGTGGTTAGTACATATCCGTATTGGGAATATGGAAATAAATATTATGTTTGGGATACATTTTATAAATCGTTAGAACTCAATCTGAAAGAGTATATTATACGAAATAATTATCATATTACTGATAAGTTACACATTGATAAAAATAAAATAATTAATAATGATGTATTTCATTCATTTTACATAAAATACATTGATTCTTTTGATTATGAAAATTTTATTTCAATATACTGCCGACATATTGATGACATTATAATTATCCCGTTAACGGACACCGATAAAACGCTTCTTGCTAATAAGTTTAAAATAAGACAATATAGAGAGATTAATATAACTAATAAAGATTTTAATGATTTATATTATAGAATAGATAAGATCATACACGATTATAGTAATAAATGGTTTGTTAGATTATCAAGTAATTCTGCAAAAAGAGATGTTCCCATCACACCGTTGGATTCTACATTGGACATCCTTGATTTACTAACTAAGAGTAAGACGTTTTATTTACAAGAATATACAGTAAATAAAGCCTCAAATATAATACTTATACCATATAATAACATTCAACCCTCTAATGAATTCAGATTATTTGTATGTAATAAAAAAATTACAGCAGCCACACAACAAGTATGGTATAGAAAATTTAACTATAATAAAGCTGTTTTGAATAATATAATCGAAGCCATAAATTCGTATTCTTTAGATGATATACCGTCTATGTGTGTATTAGATACTTATTTTGATGGTATTAAATTAAAACTGATAGAAATAAACCCATGGATATGTGCAGGAAGTGGTTTATATGATTATGATAGGGATCATAATATATTATTCGGGATGGTGGCTCCACAATTAAGAATAATTGAATAGTAAATGTTGTATATTATATTATATTCTATTTTTATTATATATATGTTGTTTGTTATATTGTTGTTATATTATCCTATCAATATATATGAACTACTATCATACTCTTATATATACGATACATCTAAAGTTGTCAATTCAAAATTTAGTGATCCTAATAGAGTTATACATTTATTTCTATCAGAAAATAACATATTTAAAACAAACGGTAGCATGGTAGTAGATATTGATAAAAATAGTATATCATTCAACGTAAAGGGTAATAAATATACATTCGATTTGGATAAAGATATAAATAAATATCTCCCTATGATATTATTACAATCATAAATGAAAATTTATAATAAAATATCATCAATATGAATTATATACCAATTCAATGGCAAGAATATTTCGATCCTACAGAGATTGGTGACATAATGTATAAGTTAGATAATTCAACGACAGAATATCAACCGATGAAATATGATATATTTAGATGTTTTAATTATTTTGGTCCGTCCGATTGTAAAGTAGTAATTTTAGGTCAAGATCCGTATCCCACTAAAGGTGCAGCTACAGGATTGGCATTTGCTAACCCCCCGAATTTCAAAAATACATCCAAAACTTTAAATAATATTATAAAGGAATTAAAATATAATTTTCCATATAGTACAATAAATATCTCAAATAATTTAGAATCATGGGCTACCCAAGGGGTATTATTACTAAATTCGATTTTAACTATCGAAATAGAAAATATTAACAGCCACAAATATATAGGATGGGTGCCGGTTACAAATAAAATAATTACCAAATTATCCCAAGAAAAAACACATATAGTATTTATGTTATGGGGTAAAGTAGCACACTCTAAAGAAAAATTAATATGGAAAGATAATGGACATATGATATTGAAAACCACACATCCATCACCACTATCTTGTAATAAAGGAGTAAACTCGTTTAATAATTCAAACTGTTTTAATTTAGCAAATAATTTCTTGGAAGATCGAAGAAATTGTAAAATAAATTGGATCACTTGAATTTAAATCAATCTGAATCACTGGATACAATGTCAGGCTCTTGAAATTCTAGCCTACTATGTTCTTTTATCTTTTTTGCATTGCTTTTTTTCGTGCTTTTTTTAATATTATCAACATTAACGGGTATTTCTGTGTTTTTTGAAAACAACGTCAAAGGAATATCTTGATCAAAATTGTTTAGTAGTGGCAATTTACGTTTTTTACTATTCTTTATAGGGATGCATTTTATACCGTATTTTCCTCCCAAACTATTTATAATAGAATTCAAGGTTTGCGTTTTAAACACTATTGGTTTACTCAGATGTTCCTCATAATTATGAATATCTGCTAGCAATTTGTGCAATTGTATTATTATATTGTTACATGACTGCGCTATTGATGGCCCTAAATTTATTTCCAGATTTTTATATAATAATTCCAGAGTATGGTCACTCACAATGTATATATTAGCACGTTTTTCCAATATCTCAAAATTTTCGTTAAGCACATCGCCATCATTTTTATATACTCCAGTAATTTCGTTCATAAACTCATTATACTTGAATAGTTGAATAATAATGCCCAACATGTTGTTTATAGCAATCACATCAAACATATTTATGTCAGTAGTTGGTATAAACGTAAATAATGCTTCCAGTTGTTTAGTCACTCTTGTTATTCCACTAATAACCTGCTTTTCGGGATCCATTTACCATGAATTATTTATTTAGTAATTTGGGTATTTTTTCAAAAATATTAATAATTAAATATGAATAATAGTGTAATTACACTAATAGATAGTATAAAAGAATTCAATTCCGTAACTATACAATCTGTAGCAGATTTTATAATAAAAAAAAAAAAGAATATGATAGATATGTTTATTTTGAGAATGTATTGACGGACCAACAATTTAAACAACTATATAATATAGTAGTACAAAATCTTAATATCGCATCTATAATTATTTATAATTTGTATAGATATAACGATATACGGGTAGATCAAACAGTTTATCTATCACGCATAATAGAAAATACTCTTGATGAAAAAAATATTCATTTGTATAATTTTTACCGTGTTTTGAATGATATATTTACATTCGAAGCATTCCCAAAAACTATAATATTATTATGGAACAGTTCTATATATACTGGTATAGATCCAAATAATTTTATAATATCCAATACGTACAAATCTAATATTGATAAACATTCAAATACAAAAATAGTATATGTACCATATCAGTCATTGTTTAGTTATTTTGACAATAATAAAGAACAATTAATACATGAAAAAAAATACATCAATTTCAACAATTTTAATAGAGTAATTGGGGTACCTATATCAACTATAAATTATAATATTAATTATTTATTAAAAGTTTATATAGATAAAAAAAATTATATAAGTTATAATATAATGGATTCGGTAGCTACTAAAATGGTACGTATAAACGATAAAATGTATAATATATTATCGGATAAAAAATTAATAGATGATTACATTATAACGGTATGTGATTATTTAAAATTGATGAATATGACACACACATATCAAAGAACATTTTGTTCTAGTGGTAAATTAGCACCTTATTTTATAAATCTATTTGATAAAACATATACTATACCAGATAGTTTATACTATAATGAATTCAGTATAGGTATGAACGAATTAAAGTTGGCCGTTGTAGATAATATTATATGTGAACATTTGATCGCATATAAGGAATTAATTAAAAATAAAACGGATTATTTCCAATTGTTTAATAAATTTATATATAATTATATAGATTTTAAAGATAATTTGTCTATATGTAAAATTTGCGGGGAAGAATTAGAAATTTTTAACATGATAGAAAAATCATATTTAAAAAAACATGGTGAAATAATAATAACAATAACAAAGGAAAATATATTTCAAGTTGAAAAATATTCCAAATTTATAGATGCACCAATATTTTTATCCAATTGTTTTGTAGTATACGATAATCTGTTTAATAGTTCTAGATATGTAGATTTTAATAATACATGCCGTCTCATATTGGATTACTTTATAGATATTAATACCAAGAGATTGGAATACGAAAATATCTATAATAAAGAGATAGATGCTTCTGAATTATTTTTTATAAGATTATCTAACACGACGTTTTCTTTAAATTTTAATGATAAAGAAAAGTATAGTTTTGAACGGTTACTTAATATTTTTATTATTATTGGTCTATCGTTAATAATAACATCGAATTTTAATGAATTGGTAAATATAATAATAAAAAATAATATATTCAAAATAGATTCTGCACAAAATAAATACGATTTGGATGATTTAATGGTATATATTATTAAAAAATATTTAATAAGACAAAAAATCATTAAAAATAACACACCTTTATCACTCAAAATAATTGTACAGGTATATATATCTATTTTGACTCCAGAATTACAATCATATTATAACATATTAATTACTCGATTTCATAATAATATAAAATCTATATTTAATAATATAACCCATATAATAATGCCTAATATAACTATAGTCGATACACCTGTTCTGAATTACCTAAGTCCTGATAAATTAACCACACAATATTTTAATTATGAAAATATTAAATATTATCCAGATAATATTATATCCGGCTCAAATGTCCAATATATTATGTTTGATAAAAATATTGTTCCATATGATATATTTACCGATGTGAATAACACATCTGATATGTTAGATATTATAAATTCGATAGAAGGATCTTGTGAGTATAAAAATCACTCTATAATTGAATCCGATATAATATGTGATAATACATTTTATATTTATGTTAATAAATTATTTTTTTTTGATATAGAATCATGTCTAAATAATAATAATTTTAAATGTTATGGTAATGTTTTTTATTTATTTTTTAATATGTTTAATCCCATACCATTTTTAAAAACTATAACACCTATTCATTTTAATAATATAATTACAAATCTTAATTATTATTTGAATAATTTCAATATCAATTATAATGTAGATATGTATATCGATACAAATGTAACTATTAAATATATCTACTATATTATATATAATATATTTAAAATTACAATAGGTAGTAGTGATATTAAACAATGGATTTTGGATAATACTAAAACAATACAGAAACAGTATAATGATATGCGTTATATATACTATCTACCACATGAATATAAATTATTTAATTATTAATCATTTATTACACTTTAGTTTATATACAGAGTATATATTAATCTTTGAAACAATACCATATCACAATATCAAATAATTATAGTAACCAATCATCGGCAGAAATATATAAATATCTAATTGATATTTTGAATAAATGATAGGATTTCATACTGAATTAGAGTATATAGATCACTATGATTATCCATTACAAATATTTTTAGGATCACCAACAAGTTATACGCACAATTATAATAAAGAAAAAGTTATAAATAATCATGATGTTTTTATACATTCTAAATATATAGGTAACATAGCAAAACCACAATCTAATAGAGCATTAAATAACATAACTAACGAATTAAACTATTTAAATCATAATAATATACATAATAAAGGCACTATAATACATTTAAGTAAAGGGTATCATGATAGCCGAACCGAATCTTTGAAATATGTGGCTTCTGTATTGAATACATACTGTAGTAACAATAGTGATAAATTTATAAATAATAATCATATAATAATAGAAACAACCGGCAATATGAACCAATTAGGATCAACTACTGATGATTTACAAATAGTATATAAGAATCTAACTAATAATACCAAAAAACACGTTAAATTCTGTATAGATACAGCTCATGTATTTACAACATATTATAATATATCTACAATAACTGGCATATTTTCATATTTATCAGAATTTGATATATGTATAGGTCTAAAAAATGTTACGTGTATACATTTAAACGATAGTAAAGGCAATACATTATCATCATATGCACCACATGCTTCGTTAACAGATGGAAACATATTCAATCTTGATTGTAAATTAAATACATTAGTAGTAATAAAATCATTATCAGACATATACAGCATAACATGTATATTAGAAAGAGGTATTGTAAGACCTGGAAATGAATGCGAGATGTCAGTTAAGAGAGAAATAAAACAGTTCAATTCTATAATTCCGTTAGATCGTAATATTTTTATGGCATATTTAAACAAATATAAAATTATATATTTTCTATTGAAATTATTAAACATATATAAAATAATAAATAAATACAAATATAATGTATTGAATTCTGTTATACCGTCGTTACGTGATAAATTGATAATATTTAAATATGATACATATAATAATATAGCTGTATCCCACAATGATATAATACATGAATATATGAAAATCCCCAACATCGGAAAAAAAATAGCGAACAAAATATATGAAATATTAACAACCAATAATTTAAATGAATTGGCCGATTATACTGATAATGCAGAGTTTAAGTGTATACAGACATTAACTAGCTTAAAGTATATTGGATTAACTAAAGCCAAAGAATTATTATCTAAAGGTATATGTACAATAGAAAAATTATTATTAAATCCACAATATTTAACACATTCTCAAAAATTATCACTTAAATATTATAACAAATTAAAACCTATACCCAGAACGTTAATCAGTGAATTTGATTTATATTTACGCAAAAATAATATAAAAAATTATAAAATTCTAGGATCATATATTAGAGGGGAAGAATATTCTAATGATATAGATATGATATTAATAAGTACTCCTATAAAGAAATTTATTCAAATTATCCCTGTAAAACTTGTAGATTTATTTATGTTAGGTAATGAAAAATTTAGCGGAATATTTAATTTCAATAATAACATCATTAAAATAGATATATTAGCTGTAAATATGGATTCTATATACACTGCTACACTATATTTTACAGGGCCTAAATATTTTAATATATATATTCGTAATATAGCGAAACAGATGGGATATAAACTTAACCAATATGGTTTATATGATCACAAAGATATTAGAATGAACATAAAATCTGAAAAGGACATATTTGATATATTACACATTAACTATTTAAGCCCTACAAATCGCAATATATTCACAACATTAACATATTGGAATCCGACTAGATCGCAATGTGATCAATCAGGTATTATGTGTGAATGCAACATTCAGTATTAGGTTAATGTAAATTATATTAATCCATTTGCCATATAGTGAACATAAATTACTAAAAATTCCAATAAGTGTATCCACATATACAGGAAGAACGATAATAGTATAATTCCTCCACATGAGATTATTAGTCTCATGATTTATGACTTTTAGTATCACAATACCTTCCACTATATTACCTCAGAAAGAAGCATGATTATTAAATCATATAGAGATTTTACCGATATATATATATAGCACAATATTGTGACAAATTCAGCACAACAAAACAGTAGCCCCATTCATACGTTTTGTTTTTTTTTCATATTATTGATTTGAAGATAAATGACTACTACATTAAAAATAGATGAAAATTCTATTAATTATTACAGAAAAGAAGAAGGAAAAAATAGAGAAATAAGAGGATATATGATTTATCTATTGTGTTGTATAATTTTATTTGGGAGTACTGTTGTGTTTTTATTGTATTTAATGGAATGGGAACCACTTATACAACTTACTATCTTAAAGCGGATAAAAAATAATGTACAGGGATGGATAAAATTAATAACGGAAAAAACAGCAATCGAGTCTAATAAAGGAAGGATACTATCTTTGCAATTACCTATAAGCGTATATGATTTTGACTGTTATGATATAGGTCTGGCATATGTTGCACTTAGATTAAATAGAACGTCTTTTCTACCTGAATTTATAATGAGGGGGGTTGGTGATGTATGGAATTTTAGAAAAGCCTCTGAAATAGATAAATCTGCCGAACAATTTTGTAGATTCATAATAATGACCGACTCATCAAATATACAAACATGCGGCATATCTATGTTTAATTCTTTGGGTTATAGTGGATATTTTGAAAACAATCATCCTTGTTCTAATGCACTAGATATATTAAAAACAAGCTCTATAAATGGACCCAACAGTTTGGGGTAGAGGTGCTTGGGCCATAATATTTATTTTAATATATAAATCTATACAAAAAATTAATTCTGTGGATGATAGAGAAGAATATACATATGAACTAGAAAATCTAAAAAAAAAATTATATATTATATGTTCGACTTTACCATGTGATACGTGTTCAAAAAATGCATTAACTCACATAAAAAATAATTCTATAATGGCGTGTATAGATATAAATATTATACTGCATTTTTTTGCTGAATTATATAATTCATTTCCATCGCACGAATTGAATAAAATTAACAGACACACACTAACTACTGTAGATATTACTCGATTTTGATCTTTTTTTAGTCCGATAGTTATATATTTAATTATTTTAAAAATCTTCATTCAAGCTGAACGAATCTGTGGAATATGACATCACTCCATTTTTCTGATACTCGCTTACCCGTTTCTCAAAGAAATTAGTTTTCCCTTCTAAAGATATATTTTCCATAAAATCGAACGGATTTGTGACATTATACATTTTATTGCAATTTAATTCTACTAATAATTTATCTGCCACGTATTTTATATACTGTTGCATCAGATTACAATTCATTCCTATCAATGCTACCGGTAATGCATCAGTCAGAAATGATGATTCTATATTAACAGCATCAGCTATTATTTCTTTTATTTTGTCTTCCGACGGTTTATGTATAAGATGTTTAAACATTAAACATCCAAAATCACAATGAAGACCTTCATCTCTGGATATTAACTCATTACTAAACGCTAATCCAGGCATTAATCCTCTTTTTTTTAACCAAAATATAGATGCAAATGAACCAGAAAAGAATATACCCTCAACAGCAATAAATGCAATTAATCGCTCCGAATATGGTAAATCACGATTTATCCATTTAATAGCCCATTCGGCTTTCTTTTTGACACATGGAAGAGTTTCTATTCCATTAAGTAGTCTTTTTTTTTCGTTTTGATCCTGAATATATGTATCTATTAATAAACTATACATTTCTGAATGAATATTTTCGATTGTAATCTGATATCCGTAAAAAAATTTAGCTTCTTGAATCTGTACTTCGGAGTAGAATCTTTCCGCCAAATTTTCATTAACAATACCATCTGATGCAGCAAAAAATGCAAGTATATGAGATATAAAATGTTTTTCATCACTAGTTAATTTGTTCCAATCCCCAATATCTTTCGATAAATCAACTTCTTCGGGAGTCCAAAATGACGCTATTGCTTTCTTATACATATGCCACATATCATAATATTTTATTGGAAATATTACATACCTATTATTGATAGGATTTAATATATATTCCGTTTCAGTCATATTTACTAGTAAATATTTTATTTTCAAAAACCTAATGCAATGACCGGATATGATTATAATAATAGTATTTAAATGGGTTAAATGATATTATTACTGATAGTATGGGTTATAGCTATAGTAATATTTATATTTATGATTTTATGGTTATATTTAAAAAGAAAAATTCATCAAGAATTATCTATCAACAGAAAACGATATTTAGATATAACATCTATCAAATACCCTACGGATTTCAATAATAATTATTTTAACAGAGAAGTATTTAAATATCTTATAAAATTATTATACACATTCAATAATGACTCTGATAGTAATGCTGTTTTTATTAAATACAACAACAAAAAAATAATAAAATGTGTATTCGATGAAAATGAATATATGTGGATAATGGCGAGGGGTACTGCTACTTATAATGAATTGGAGCAGGATATTAAAATATATCCTACTTCAATAGAGGATTATAAGTGTCATACTGGATTTTATAATATATATATTAAAATAAAGGACGAATTACTTGCACTTTTAGATTATTCAATCCCAAAAAAAATATTTTGTTTAGGTCATAGTTTAGGGGGTGGATTAGTTACATTAGCAGCTATGGATTTATTTCATAGATATAAAGATATAGTTAGTATATATATTATAGGAACACCAAGAACGTGTAATGAACGTTATAATGATTTTATTATTGAAAAACCTCTATATAATGTAATTAATCTATCAGATATATATGTTAATATAATACCATCTATAGTACCGTTTTATAATTATATGTATAGCCATATAGGTAAACTGTATGTATTTGATAAAAATATGTATAACATTATTGATAATCATTCTATTGTAACATATTACGAAAACATTGATAAATATGTAATGATATAACCCAACAAGTAGGATAATAAACTACATGATTATTTTAATATTTCAGTATCATATCGAAATAACAGGTGAATAATATAAATGGCTAAAACAATAATGAATTATATTGAACGACTAATAAAGAATAAAAATATATTTGTATTGCACCAATATCTTATCAATAATTATCATCATAGTATATTTGAAAGAAATTTGATTAACAAAAAACTCCGTACACCAATCCGAAAACTAATATCAGACATTATAAAAGAACAGGATATAATACAACTGTATGATATACTTAGACTGAGCGAAAAATATATAACTATTCTTGAAATATATAATGAAGAATCCAAAGATAAAATATGTATAATACTGAATACACTTAATAAAGAAAGTATCAGATTTAGTAATTTATATTTTGTCAATTATGTGATAATGTTTTATTATAATATTGATTCATATACATGGTGTAGATCTGAATTAATTAGCGTATTGTTAAATGTGTTTGAAACAATATATATAAAGAAATATTACGATGAATATGATATATATATTGCATTAGAAGTTTATAGTGGGTATTTATGTGATTCTAATATTATCCTAAAAGAAAAAAACATTGACCAATATGTTTCTCATATTATTCGTAACAATATTGATGTAATAGTTAGATCTAATAATCTAATAGAGATGTTACTTTTTAAATACCCGAATTTTATTAATTATATGAATGATATCGATGTGGACAATATACCTTATGCAATATCAATAGCATCTAAAAATAGTATAACATCATTATTAGAAATCACCATATTTAAAAATTATATTAAAAACAATCCGGATATAATATACAAATATTTGGATAAATTTTATTTTATAAATCAAATATATGAATTACTTAATGATGTTTATATAAATAAACTATGTAAAAGCAAACTTTTCGTTGATTATACATTGAAATATCCAACACCATATACGTTAAAGATTTTAAATGAGTATAATACTCGTACAACAAAAACTAAACGCTATCATGATGCAGTGTATAAATATTTAAAATCTTTGTTAATTACCGAATCAAATCAAATAAACCTAAATATACATAATTTATATGATAATATTGATACGAACAATCTAAATAAAAATTTTACGATGTGTTTATATTATGATATATATGCTGTTTCTGATATTATTAATGAAATATGTACCACATTTAGTAAGTTAGATAAAATTTCAGTGTATAATTTTATAAAATATATATATATATACCATTTTAAGATAGATCCAGAAATAATAACATCAAAATTAACATTAATAAAATTTTACGATACACATAAAGAATGTATTGTATGTTTTACTGATGATGTTATTATATTGGAATGCATGCACTATATATGTTTTAGATGTTTAAAATTGTGGATGATTCAAAGGTTAGAGTGTCCTTATTGTAGAGCTAAGTTAGATCTTATTATATTATAATGTTGAAAATTTACAGTTTATTTATAAAAATGCCTATTTTTAGTAATAATATATTCGTAACGAATAGAAAGTATATTCCATCTTCTGATGCTATACACTTCCTCCAGTTCAACGGATATTGTGTCCCAGATATCGATACATGTTTTGTAAAATCAAAACGTCAATCTAGTAAACTACATATTAACGTAAAAATATTAAATTGGTATACAATTAATTATAATTTATTAGAAAAATATATAGTATGTAAGTGCAAAATATATGGTACAGATGATATTGTAAACTTGATATTTGATAGTTATAAATATTATTTATTTTCTATTGATGAATTAAATGGAAGTGAAGAATTACAGAATATAAAACGCAATATAGATAATAATACAACAATTAAAAATAAATATATATTATTACATGATTGTTCAATAATAACTAATATATATAATACATTCAAGTGGTACGAACTCCATAAAATAAATAATAGACCAGACTTTCGTTCAGATTTTATAATATTTAAAACACATAAAACAATCAAAACAAAATCGGCTTATATTAATAATTATAAAGATATAAGATGGTTTTACGTTTTGAATAATATAGACTCGTCTGGATCATATAAGTTGAATTTAACTAACATGTATACAATAAAAACTTATAATAATAGTGTTGCATATTATATTGGAGATAATGATATAAAATCTGTATTTGGTACTCCCATTACTCCTGACATATATTATATTACTAGTTTATCCTTAGATATAGAATGCAAACATGATGGATATTTCCCTACAGCTGATAAATTTCCTATTTCCCATATAGTTTATGAAATCTATTATGAAAATCCTGCTAAACAATCCAAAATAATGGTTTTCATTAATAGTGATATAATCAAAAATAATACTGACTACATGGAAAATATGTACTTATGTAATGATATTTCAGATTTCGATAATATTCTATATGGTAATCACATTTACATAATAACACCAGAAATATATATAATACAGTTTATGCAATATCTGTTACAGCAAAATATAGATATAATATTATCATATAACGGTCATAGATTCGATATTCCTTATATAAACACTAGACGAGAAAAGTATTTATTAAAAAAGTTAACCTGTAATAATGTTGCAGGAAATAATGAGTTAATATTTGGAGATGTTAATAATAATATAGAAATCTATAGCCGAGGGCCGATCATCTTTCTAGATATATATAATTATGTTAAATCTGTACATAGTAATTTGGATAATTATAAATTAGAAACTATATCTCGCAAAAACTTTAATTGTAAATGCGATATATCATACTCCGAAAATAGAACATCAATATTTATAAAACCGATCTGTAAAGATGATATACAATACAATATGTTTTATAAAGCGTTAAGGTCAGCTAATTATTGTTTTATTAATAATGGTACATATAAAATTAAAAATAAAAGTAATATAATAGGATCTATTACAGAGTTATATGATAAAAAATCTACGATAAACAGTCTGGGACATTCGTTCGAAGTCGCAGTTGTAGATAATACTGATTTACAAAATATAGAGGTAGTATATATAGCTAAAGATGATGTTGATATTGGAAATGCTCAAACATACAAAAATTATAACATGTATAAAGCATTTGAAATAGGTTACTATTGTATACATGATACTATATTATGTAGATTGCATTTTGAATATGAAATGATTTATAGCCGCATAGACGCCTTTTCATCACAATTTTTACTTCCACAATATAATGCGTTTACATATAGATCAAGCACTAATGTAACTGGTATGTTACTTAAATGTCTGTACAACAATAAAACAATATTGTTACAATCAAAATCTATATCAAATGATTATGATTACGATGGTGGTAAAGTATTTAACCCTAAAAAACTATATATAAAAGGCCCTATCGCCATATTTGATTTTAAATCCTTATACCCATCTATAATCATACTAGGAAATATGAGTCCTGAAAAGATAATAGCAGTTATAGAATCAGATGATGAATTAATAAATAAGTACATCGAATATAACATAAATAAAAAGTTTAAATATCCTAATTATTTGGTATCTAAGATAATACTAAATAATAGCTATAATTATATAATAACCACTTTGGAACAAGATGGTATAATAACCAAATTGCTTAAAGAAGGGATGACAAAAAGAGATGAATATAAATTATTAGCTAACCAAAATAGAAATAATTATTTAATATATTCCCTATATGATTCACTCCAATACGCTATAAAAATATTTATAAATTCTATATATGGATTATTAGGATCCAGAAATTTTATATTTAAATCTAAAAAATGTGCAGAAATGTGTACAGCAATGAGTAGAGAATGTATTATATATACTTATAATATTTTAAATAATTCATATTATATGAATAATACTTTCTATTTTAATAAAATTGATAAATTTGTATCTAATGATAAAATAAATAATAAAATAGTAAGTAATTTGAACATACCAGACAAAGTGATAATGAATATCATTTATGGTGATACTGATTCGTTATTCATAGAATTGTCGTTTGAATGTATTAACAATCTAAGTGATCTAAATTTATTGGATATGTCGGATATGCTTTGTAAAAAATTAGAATTTGTTTTGAATAAATATATGTTCCCCAATATTTTGAAATTGGAATACGAATCCTTAAATACATATATGATCATGCCATCGAAAAAAAAATATATAACATTACAATATACATTGGGAGAATTAAAATATATAAGTAAGGGTTTATCGATAATCCGAAGGGATTATTGTAATTATCACAAACAGTTTATTCAAAATATAATAGATACAATTATAGACAATATCAAATCCAATAATATGCTAATTGAAAATAAATTATACGATTTTATACTGGGTACTTTTTCGGATTTGGTAAATCAAGTAAATAATAAAAAAATTTCAATTAAAAATTTCATAATAACTAGAAAGTATACTCCAAATTTGGCATTATTAAATGATTCTAAACAGTTAGTGTTAAAATATAATGCTTCCAATCATAACGACAAGATAATACCAGGGTCTAGATACGGATTTATTTATGCAAAAAAAGTATCAAATAATAATATCTTTAATAGGGAAAATTTAAAAGATGTTAATAAACAAATGATTATAATAGATGATAAAAATATCGATATAATTCAATCTGAATATAGACTAAGTATAGAAATATATTTATATAGAATGTTATCTGACGTCAGAACATTTGTAAATAATTCTATCATTATAGATAGATTAAAATGTGCGATTAATTCGCTAGAGTAATGTAATACTATAATAAATGGATATTCCACTAAAACCTGGGGCAATTATAATGACTTCTACATATAATAAAATAGAATTTTTTTTGTGTCCATCTTTATATAAACATTGTGGCATATATTTTGGTACTGGCCTCGGTACATATTTACTTCAAAATAATATAAATTATAATGATAAATGCGCGTTATCAGATGATATAGAATATGTTATACATAATAATGGAAAATCTACAGTACCTGTTACTCTCGAAAATTTTATGAAATCGCGTACTGAAATATCTATATATTATTATAAATCTTATAATTATTTGGAATCAGATTATGTTATGAAACTTGCTGCTCAAATGTCGTGTTTATATTTGAATACGATATTTTCATTTACACGAATGGGCATATATTGTTTTGAATTGATAATTAATTCTTATAGAATAGCAGATGAATCATTCCGGCCTAAAATGTTTAAAATATTAAATTACAATTTTTATAATAGTCAATCTATAACTAATGATTATCATTTCTATCCAATTTATGTTAAATATAAAAATAAATGTAGTTTTATACGTTATTAAATATGCAATTATTCGTCAAAACATTAACTGGAAAAACCATAACTATTGAAGCAGAACCTACAGATACAATAGGTAAATTAAAACAACTAATACAAGATAAAGAAGGTATCCCACCAGATCAACAAAGATTAATATTTACAGGTAAACAGCTTGAAGATTCTAGACAATTAGCGGATTATAACATTCAAAAAGAATCTACTATACATTTGGTTTTAAGATTACGTGGTGGTATAAAATAAATCCGAGACCAGTGTATATAATAGAATATTATCGGCTGGTATAATAGCATCTATGTTTCGATTCCTATTTTTTTTGTACAATTGAATAAAGTAATCTTTTGTATACTCAACGTCTGCTGATAAAATATTGGGATTGGTATTTAAAATTTTTTTTATTTTATTTATAGTACATCTAACACCTCCAACCCCATTGAAATAATCGGATTTATTAAATATTATAGCCAGTAATGCTATGTTCTGAGATATGTTATTTTTATATAAATTATAACACACATTATTATAAATTAATATGTTTTTTCTTTTAGGTGAATTATGTAATATTAAAAATGATAAATCCTGATCTTTAGAACAAAACACCGGCCATATTTTATAATTATTGTAATATTCTTTGGCATATTGAATCATGTAATATTCTGCATCAACATATGGCTTGGATTTTATAAAACAATCATTTTTATGTTTTCTAGATATTGAATGTAAAGTATACATCTGTAATATGACCTTTGAATTGGGATCACTGTTATCGCGGATAAATGTCAACATATTAATATTGTGTTTATCTAAATCTATATTATTTTCCAATTTATAGATTATTTTATCTATATATTTATTCTGGTTAGCTTTACGTGCGTTACGTAATTCTTTTTTTTTTTCTATTTCTCCTATATCGTAAAACAAATATATTTTATTATTATTTTCTATTAAACTAAGTATATATTTATGTATATTATACTCGAAATTTTCTAATGATGTGGATGTATAAAAATACGTATAAAATAATGTGGAAAAATCTATAAATATCGTTCTATTACAAATGTCTTTTCTAACTTTCATATAATTAAAATATATTAACATTTTATTTAAACCACCTATACCCATTTACAATATTATATATATAAATTCAAAATTCTTTAACATCATATATTTTCTTAATAAATTTGTTAAATGTGTATGGTATAAACGGATGATTATCCAGACTTTTTTGATATTCTATACTGCAGTTTAATAATGTGAGCGTATTCAATAATATGAATCCATCAGATCTAACCAAATATATAGTAGGAAAATCAAAGCTCATTTCCTCTGATAATTTATTGTTTATTAAATCTGTAGGAGTAATGTAATATTTATTATAACTAATGTAATCATTATTATGTAAATACATCAATAAAACATCTACTAAAGAACAGAATTTACATGTACGAATTAATAGAGCGGATATTGTGGGTTTTGTATTCATTTCTTATTTATATATAAAGACTTATCCGTATCAAATATTTCGCTAAATACAGTTTGCATTATGTCTGTTTTATTATAATCAACTAATACTTTCATATCCTTTGTAGAAAATATAAGAAATAATAAAAATCTGTAATTATCATATTTTTTAAATGCTTTTATAAAATTTAATGTATTATTGAGTTCTTTTATCATGCTAGACCCGTATGATTGTATGTCCGATAAATTATTTATTATACTCAAACTAACTTTGTCAACATTCATATACTTAAATAGAATAGTTTTAATTAAAGAATAGTTAAAATTTGATACAAAATTAATATATTTTTTGGAATTATAATCACCGGATTGTATAATAGACAGAGCAGTAGTATATTTATTATATTGATCTTGTGCTAATATCAAAAACGTTTCATCTGATTCTATTAAACCAAGCTGATATAGTTCATTATCTTCTTTAAATCTTTCGATTATATCGTTTATATTATCAATGTTTTCATAATAATCTTCATCTCTATCTGTCCAACTATTGGTTGATATTAATATATCTCTCATTTTAACCCTTCTAACCTTATACAATAATTTAACATGTTCTATAATATTTATTTGAGACTGATTTAAATTACTAGTATCATTTAACGAAATGCCATCTAACGCATACTGTAACCCTATTATATATGATCCCATAATAGATTGTTGTGTTAATAGATCATTTACTAACAAATATGACTTGGTGTAAATAAATTGCAAAATATTTAAATGTATTCTTACTAATGCTCTGTACTTACATATTTTTGCTATATCTTCAGTTATAGCATGTGAATCATTATAAATTTGATGAAGCAAAGTGTGTTGTGATTCGTTTATATTATAACCAACATCTCTAAAATCGACATTTCCAGTGTATATTTTTAACATATATTTTAATTCTCGCACTATTAACATTTCATCTATTAATTGTAAATTATTTATATCATTATCAATAAAAAAATCGTTTTCATTAAAATATTTTTTCGCATAAATGTTACTGATAGTATCGTTGTAATTTACATCCCGTTGATCCCCGTCAATATAATAAGATAATATATTATTATTATATGTTAAAATATTATATATGTTATTAATATAAAAGACATTGTCTGTAAAATGTAATTTAGTTAAGAAAGCACATTTCTTTTTTGTTATTATGTAACCTTCCAATTTATCCGTATGAATATTAAATGTGAAATCATTATAATTATTGTGGTTCCCAAATAATTTATAATTTTTGAACAATATATAATTATAAATAGAAAATGTTCTATATGTAAAAATAGTATTATATATATCAGAATTGTTGTTAGGCGTGTGTAAATTATTTATTAAAATATCATCTATTTTGGTCAAATTTTTTTTTATGATATTGGTTATATAAACTATAGGTGTTGAGTTAAATTTTACAGGATATGATTCATATAGTATTTTATATATTTTTATTAATGTTAGAAATTCAATGCTTGGATCTATGTTTATTTTAGGTATTTTCAACGTACTATATGCGTATATAAATATACCTGATCGGGATATGGTCAAATTTCTGGGAAATAATGTAAATATTGTACTTATATCCGATTCTTCTATATCGAACTGAGATAATAATAATTCAGAAAATTTATCAATTTCTGTTGATTTAATACCTACTAAATCAATGGGTGCTATATATTTATAACTGTAATCATTAGTTTTATCTTGTAAATGTAACGTAAACTTATTATCCAAACTATCTTTTATTCTTATTTGTATATTTTTACTATCTACCATTTAACTCATTATAACTATACATCATGTGATATGTAACTGATTTTATCTAATGAAGATTGTATTTTTTAAATGTGAAATTTGACGTTTGTTTATTATGTATAACACAAAATCTATTATGACACTCATGCGAATGATAACATAGAGCCACAGATATTATTTCATCAGTTTGATTAGGTTGTGATCTCATAGATTTTATTTTACAACATACAGGAATAAAATTATTATTAATAGAGTAATTATAATTACAATTATTATATAATTTTACCTGTTTAAAAATATCATTTTCTCTATACATAGTTTTTATAATGAAATCAATATGTATCAATGATCCATAATTATAATAGTTGGATTTTTTCTCCATTATACAGCATGCTGGTTGCTTGGATTTTACACAATTATTAAAGTAATCTGCACATTGTTTATTAAATTTAAACCACTTATTATTTATCTCGTAAAACCATTTCATTTAGCTTGATAGAATAATATCTTAACTTCATAATATATCTAATTTAATTTCGTTGGATATATTTGATCGAAACTCCTTTAAAACAGATTTTAATGATCGGTTATTAAACATCTGTGTTTCTTTTAAAATGTATCCTGCTATATTCAAATCATTTGTATTTCTTTGTGTTGTGTTATAATAATATAATTTTTGCTCATGCTCGATAGCGTCTTTTTTAGAAAATTTTTCAAATATAATGTTGTTATTATTTATTAATAATCTCAATTCAGTAGAATGTGCAGGCTGAAAACATTGAAGATATTTTATTCCTGTTATATATGTATTTAATTCAAAATCGGGTGGCAAATCGTCTGGAAATGGATATCTAAATTTTAATAGACTATATTGAGGTGTTAAAATATCGATAATAGTATTTTGTATATTGTAATCATGTAACAGATTAACGGTTCTAGGCTCACTATAGCCTTCAGTAGTTGTTCGTATGTCCGAAATAAATAACAATATGTCGTTTTTATGTAATAATTTACTAAATTTTACAGCTTCGTTGCCATCAAAAATAGTTTTGTTTATGTCCAACGATTGTGAGTATTTCTCCAATCCAGAACAATGCCCTGACGGGTCATAAAAATGCCATTTTAGCGTGTTTGATGGATATAATCCTAACAATGTAGGTATATGATATCCTCTACCCGAACCTATATATAGTATATGTATATTATTATTTCCAATATTATCTATTAAATCTGATAAGTGTATAACATTAAAAAACTGTATTTCTGAAAATAACAACTTTAGTTGTCCTTCGTGTGTTTTTTTTATATTACTGGGTGAATATTTGAGTTTTCTATATATATCATTATATATATAATACTTTGGGCGATTATATTTCTCTATCAACATTTTATAATAAAGGATTATTTTTTCAACAATAAAGCATCATACATAACAATTTTTGAATTAATATTAGTTTATAATAATGGACTATGATATTTTAATTATGAAAAATGATGATTCTAAAACTTTAAGTTTTTTAACACAAATTGCTAAAAAATTTCTAAATGGTAAAGATATAGATATAATAAATTTATATAAAAACAACAATATTTTAATTAAATTTATATACAATGATGATAAACCTAGGAATATTTTGGAATTCGATTTTTTAAATGATATAGATACATATATATCCAATTTAAAATACACAATTGTAATATTAAATTTAGCATATTCAGCAGCCATATCTAGGAAATTTGATTATAAAACTAATTATTATATTTGGAATGATAATAAAGATGAAATTATGGAAGATATAAAATTATTTTTTATATTACATAATATGAAAAAATAGGTGAAGTAAAAAGAAAATGCACAAACTAATAAAAGAAATAAATGATATTATAATGATGGAAATCAATCCGTTCGTATTATTAAAGTGTCAAGATGATGGGAGTTACATAGTAACAAAACAAAGTAAACAGCATAAATATGTAAATTGCCGCAAGGTAAATAACCCCAAATTACTGTATGAATTACTCTTATTGTTTAGGTCCAAACCTATATATACAACTATGTGTAATAAAAACACACCATATGTGTTATATAAGAAAAACAATAGGAAGAAAATAATCAAAATATCTACATGTAATGATAATAATTATGATATGATCGATGGTAGTTCCCTTTTAAAAGTATTAGATGTTAACTTGTGCCAAAAATAAAATAGGTAGACTTAGGCTTTTTTTTTATATGGGTTTTTATCCCGGATTTTTTTTGGTAATTTGTTACCGTTAATGAATGTCGCTTTTTTGCATTTACACACCATACACACGGATGTCATTTGATAATTGTTAGGTCCGCATGCATAAAACATACAGGGATTAACATTTTCTGTTGCCATTCCACATTTTAGGCACATCGTCTTTTCATCGTATTCGTCTTCTCCTAATGAATGTTTTTCTTTGGATGGTGATTTTGGTTTTTTGACAGCACCTCCTAATATTTTAGCAAAACATCCTGCATTTTGATTATATTTATATTGCCATCCATCTATACAGGACTGGAAATTTCTATCTATTCTTTTCATCTCTATATGAAGTTCTTCCGGAGCCATTGTTGGGATAGTATCCATCATAGTTGATATTTATTACTATAAAATAATAAAACACATTCGTATGTAAAAATATTTATTATAATAATATATATGTATGTTATATATGAATAAATGATAGATATATATATAATATTTATGTTAATAATAATTCTAATAGGTATGATGTGGTTATATTATTTGCTTTTAATACATAGCGACCATAATACAAATGGAGAAACGAATGGAAATAGTAACAATACTGGTCATGCTACAATCGAAGAATTAAATGATGTTATAAATAAAATTGACCAATATATCATTGATAACAGTAACAGAATTGATATAATAAATCAATCTATTTCTAATATACAATCCCAAATTAACCAACACAATATTGATAATAATAATGAAATTGATACAATAAATCAATCTATTTCTAATATACAATCTCAGTTGTCAGTACAAATAATAAACTCTCTATCCGAACTGGATAATATAACTGGAATAAAGTGGGTTTATCTGACACCTACATCTGGGGAACTATTCCAAGCTAATAAATTAATATATGTATGTGTGACCGAACAATTTCATTGGTTCGGATTTCAACTTATGTTACCCGAACCAAACAACAATTCTCCTGGAAATGAACTATTGGCGGAAATAAGATATGTTAATGCTACTTCTCTTTCATGGGGTCCCTGGCAAATTATTGAAAATCCAATTGCACGTTATTATAATTGAAATAATAATTAACTAACGATATTGCTAAGCTTGCATATAGTAACACACAATGGAACTATTCATCGTACTGGCGGCGTTAGTATGTGGTGTGGTCAGTATCAGTGTAGAGCCTTTCGTATGTAATGTAAACAGCACTGTTATTGATAGCAAACATGAAATTCTGGATGTGTCTTGTCCAGACACTACACGGGCCAGACTGGAAAAAGTTAAAGTCGCAACCCTACCTGCAAGAATATATCAAAAAAATACGCGTAAGTACTATACGTACATTCATCCAATGAAATGTGTAGTAACAAGGTGTATAAAGACAGATGCTAGAGAAATACTTCCTTGGGTTCTTGTTTGGTCAGTATTTACTATTGGCAAGGGTACTGAACAGCGTGTTAAAAGAGAACACGTACCTGCAGATAACATGTTATTGATTTATGATCGGGAACTTTGGGCTAATGTGTATATTGATTCAGAAGATAAGACGTCTGCATTATATGGATTTCCAACCAAGCGTAGCCAAATTGAATTTAAATGGGATAATGGTATATATACATATGGTTCCATGGATTGTAGCGATACATATGTTGAACATAAATATAGTTATATAGATGCTAACGGGTATGTTAAATGGGGTAGAGTACGAGAGTCTCATAGTTTATTCTGTGATATACACCCGGAATTGGTAACTGTTCAGTATGGCAAATTCCAAGGTCCTGCAAGATATCCAGCAGTAGTGTCTCCTTTTCTGAATTCTGAGACGTGTATGTACGCGAAGGGTTCATGTATTTATAATTCGTATACTATTGTTCGATGGGAGCTCAACAGAGAGGCAGCATCGCATGTAGAACTTATTGGAGACGAATTCAATGTTACCCTTCTACGCACAGACACACTTCCAAACAAGTATATGGTATTTGTTGAGGACCTATACATCAGTGGTTATATAGAGGTGGAAGATGCATATCGTGAGGGATCCCTGTATGATTTGGGCAGAGGTCTATACTATATTCAGTTTAGATATTCAAGACGTAAGAGAGACGTACAAGTACTGAACAACGAGAGTGTCCGTAAGTGGCATCAGATAATCGAAATTCAACAATATTTCGCCGATGTAAAGGTTATAGAGAAAGACAGTCTTATAAATAAACTATGTCGCTTTCACAAAACAAATATGGAGTATTATAGATTTCTATGTTCTAAATCACCTACAGTATGTGCACAAAATTATCTTAAAATGGATAGTGTTCGGGCATCATATAAGTATGGGATGTTGTATGTACAAAAGTGCAACCCGGTACTTAATGTCACAATTGTAAATGAATTTCTAATGACACCATTACAAACTGTAACGTACATATACAAAAATATGAACCGAACAGGGTATTATGATTCAGATACTGGAGAAATTCATGTAGAAGTACCTGAAAGAGCCTGGATGAACCCATTAGTCAATGAGACATATAATGTCAAATATGTTGTTCTATATGGTAAATTTTATACTATAAAAAGAAATAACACAGAAGTATATGTAACCGAGGAAAATGTAACAGATGTGATTACTGTAAAGCAAAACATGCCGTCATTTCAAAGAGTGCGCGTATCAGATTATCATTCAAAGTTGGGTACATTTGCTGTTAATGAATTGCACTATGGGTACTATGTACATAAAACTCCTACTTATAAAGATGTTAGTGAAAACTCTCTTGGCGATCTACTGGCTGGATTAGTAAACGGTGTTAGTGATTTCTTTGGCTCTCTTATAGGTGGTGTGTCCGACATTTGGAAAACTATATGGCTTGTAATCTGGATTGTTATAGGTGTGTTGATAATATCAACACTGATCAAGTGTATGCGTATGTTATTTGGTAAATGTTAACTTGTTGTTTATCTTCTTATAAATAATATTGGGTACATATTTAGTTCTACTATTAATATATATCCGATTGTAAATATAGATAATAACAATATAAAAAAATTTAATCCCGAACCCCATGTTTGTAATATATTAATGTTGTATGATGTTGAATTTGTACTTGCATCACTATACGATACTGCTCCAGCTATACAATTATTTACTAGTTCTATTTTTGATCTTCCATAGGATATTAATGAATTTATAGAAATAATACAGGATCTTATTATACAATTTTTTTTTATATTTAATTGATCTAGAGATAACCATTTCTGATCGGTATAATTAATAGTACATTCAGATAACCAACATTCTTTAGGACCCAATATATTTTCCAATTCGGATACTATGTTAGGATCGATAATACCATTATAACAACCACATAATTTATTAGTATTATTAGTACACCATTTACTTAAAGAATAGTCGCAATATTTTGCATAAGCATTCTGATTATATTTTCTTGCAAACATACACATATACGAACAATAGTTATTATCATGATATAATGCACATAAATCGGAATATAATTTAAGTCCTATATCATCTCCGCGTAATATAGTTTGCTCTAACCATTTTAAGCACACAGTACTACCCGGATTAATTCCACAATAATCGTACATCGTAGTATCGCAATGAGTTGTTGTAAAATTATTGGATATTTTTATATTACAAGTATTATCTTTGCGATGTTCTGGACAACATTCTATAAGATCTTGTGCGTATATTGGAGGGCCTCTGAATATTATTTTACATTTCCTTCCGTTAAACACTCTACCGTCCAACCAGTCTGTATAACCATTCAATACTGATCCTGGTCTGAATGTTAAACTCGTACATGATCCTCCCTCAGCTGTTAAAACGTAATTATCTAATTCAGGTACAAAATTGAAGCTATACGATGTATTGAAAAAATTAGCACATTCCCTTAAGGAATTATATGGATTAGCTATACAGTAATTAACCTCAAATTCATCCAAATTTTCATACGATTCTTTCTGGATATAATCTATCTGTTCATACATAGGTACTTGTATCACATTTCCATCATCTAAATTTACATATAAATATTTATCACCATGTTCGTTATTAGCTTCAATGGATTCCAAACTCACACCCCCACCCATATTTATTCATCGAATTTATTATATTTTTAGTGTATTTTAATTTATATGAGTTTCGTTTGTATTTATTGTGTAATAACCCAAATACGTATTCTATACGGTTTTTATCGTATATATTTTCCATAACATGGGATGGTACTAAATGATCGTAATTTAATATTACGTTTAAACAAACATAAATATAATTATCTATTTGTTTACAGTAATCAAAATGAACAGGATAACCAGGATGTAGTTGTTTTATATTATACACATATACACGAAGGCATGTAATATATATATATTTATTTACTATATCATTGCATCTTATAAGATAACACCATCCATTAATATAATGTTTAAATGTATATAATATGTTACAGTCGGGTACTGATAACTTTATATTTTTGATTTTCTTTATATTGTTATGAAGAAATTTAAATAAAATAGTTAAACCTAGATCAGTGAAGCATGCGTTATATCTCATGTATAACGCGTATAAAATTACATGATATGTTGCTATACATTTATTTGTTAATTTGGAAATATAATATTCATATGTAGTAAAATACTTATATATGTATAATTTTGTATTTATATCAATATTGGATAATAATATTGGTAAAAGCGTACTTATAGATTTCATATATGGATTACTCTCATCTTCTAGCATAATATAATGTTTATACTCGTTATCATTTATAACATATTGAGATTTATCAGATTCTTTTTCATAAACTATCGGTTTTACAATAACAAATTTTGATGTCATCTATTTAGATATTATTTAGTATAAATTCAATAATAGAATTATAACTCTCTATGATGGATTTATCTTTATTAGTTAAAGATATGTATTTATTATTATAAACTATATTATTATAATCTAACTCTAATCCTATTTTGTGTAATAATTTTGTTATATTGGTTTTAGTTAATTGATTTCTTATTATATTTGTATCAATTATTTTAGTTTTGGATAGTATATTAAACCCATCTACAATAGTTAATGTATCCAAATTGTATTTATTTATTATAGGTTTAATAGTATCATATAAGCCCAATTCAATTATAATTTTAATAAAATCCGATTTTGTATGATATATTTTGTAATTATATATATAGCAAGATGATGGTACTTTGATTTTAAATTCTACATTGGATTCTGATCCTACTGTTAAACTATCTGCTACGTGTATATTGTAATTTATATCATAATATGATATAAAAAATAATGATGTAAATTTTAATACGCCTTTATCAGTTAAAATTTTTATATTACCTTTTGTTGTTATATACAAATTTATGGGTTTGTGAATCAAGTAATTATTATACAGTAGTATTTTTTTTTTATCAACTATTATTGTATTATCCGTTACGGTATATATTCTATCCAATTGTTTTATCTTTTGTATATTTGTTAAATCTATTTTGGTATAATTACGGGGATAACATATATAATAATACAGATAGTAATTACCTTGTATTTTTACATTATTCATCAAAGATACGTACAATTCTTCCATAGAATATTTTTTAATTTTATTAATACATATTAACTGTGCACGTAATGCTATTATATCGGTATTTTGAGAGAAAAAATATAATATATCTCTAAATAATACATAATCTATACGTTCTATATATTTTTTGATATTATAACCTCGTTTTATAGCGGTTCCTTTAAAATCATTTTGATACATCAATATTATTATGTTATTTCTTATCTTTGTAATTTTATTATACACTATAACATCTAAACTATGTGGATATTCATATAATTCAATCTCATCAGTTTTGTTATATGTGTAATTATTTATTAATTTTATATTATAAGAACTGTTTAATGGGTTGTTTAATATATCCAGAGATAAATCTATTTTATTAATGGGTAACAATTTGAAATTTAAAATGTATCTACCAAGAAATTTAATTATATCGTTAAACTCGCCTAAATGTGTATCATCGATTAATTTTGGTAATATATTCTCTAGTTGTATAAGTGCCGTCAATAATTTATTATCCATATTTTATAATGAATAATAAAATTTCATAAATGAATATTGTACAAGTGTTTATAACTATATTATCAACATGTGCTTTAGCTTTTTCGATTTTTCAATTATGGTATTATTATGAGAATTATGATTATATAATTAGTTATAATAATATGTTTAGAAATCTACAATTTTCTAGAACCGCAAATAATAATTTTAAAGATTCCACAGTTTATGACCCCAATGATAATGTATTTGATGAACCAAAAAAATGGAGGTGTTCCCAAAATAATGGATTATATTATGCCATTTCTTCTTATGGATTTATGAGTGATAACAATTTTGAAATAACTAGAACATACATACATGAAACAGATTGTATTATAGAAATGTTCAATACGCGTATACCTATAGTATACAATCCTTGCATAGTTTTGGATAGCAATGATTGTATACTATTAAACACGTTACTGACTCGATGATTCATAATCCTCATATGTAAATTTGTGATCCTTACGTTTATCACATTGTATAATCAAATCGATAGTCTTATCTACTATATTCGATTCTATAGATATTCTACCGTCACATTTTAAACATTTTTCTGGAAAGATTATCGTATTATAATCGATATTATCATCAGTATAGTAATTAAAATTTGCCTCTTTCATAGCAATGAATAATTCAACAAAATCACTATGTATAATATTCATGTTATATTTGGATAATTTATTTCGTATATCTGTATTAATATATATTCTTTCCGTTGTCGTAACTCCTCTTTTAGCCGGTTTTTTTAAAGCCAATCCTATATGTGTCAAATAATCAACTGTAGTATCTGTATTATTTCTAAACATTTTGTTATTATATATAAGTTTATCAAATTCTGATAATATATCTGTTTCTTCTATTGAAAATTCTTGCGCTATTGATTTTATTATATCTATTGATGTCATTTATTTATTTTTTATGGATAATTTTTCACATAACAAACCAAATAAATCCACGGTTGAAGTTACGCTAGCCAATTCCATATAATTTAAATCTATATTTGCATTTCTGAAATTTAAAACGGTTTTTTCGTCCAATAGCGTAGGAAAGTAAGTTAAATTTAAGTTATAGTTATAATTACTAGATGCATATAATATAGAATCATATATAGAATACATAGAATCATCTATATAGTATACATTGTATTTATCTGATTTGTTTATATACATATATTGTCTGTTAATCAAATCTTGAATTATATTGATTTTTTTTATATTTTTATCAGTAATAGTTATTATTGATCCTATTTTAAAATATTCATTAGTGTGAATATTATCTAAATGGTTGTTTTTATTTAAAATACACGGAATATCCAATACCACTATCTCATCTATGATAGTATCGTTATTATATGTAAAAATATAAAAACCCAAACAATTAGGATTCGTGATAATCTTTTTAAAGTATAAAGGGATATCGTCACTATAGTTTCTAAATTTGTGATTACTAGATGATATTATAGTTCCTTCCCAATTACAAAATACTAAAAAATTACAATCAGGCTTATTAGTAATATTAATTAATTCAAAAAAGTTTAATATATTACTAGTAGCATTTAATATACTATATGAGATCCTCATATTTAGAATAAATAATATTTATAATATTAAGCGAATAAACTGAAAAAAAATGACAACTAACAAAACCATTCTTCCACAATTGGTTAATATTAACAATGAATATTGACAATGAGATATATTTCCAATGGATAACTACAGCAGCGGAAATAGAATTTCATAAAATAATATATAAAAACATAAAAGTCATAACATTAAAAAGTAGTGATTATATGAATGGTTTTATCAACGCAACTAATTTATGTGAAACCAACGGAAAGTCTTACCAACAATGGTTGGAATATGATAATTATAATATCTTAAAGAAGGAAAATCAATTCACAATTGTAACGACTCCACATGAGGTCAGGGGTATGTATGTTCACAAAAATATAATATTAAATATTGGTTTGTGGTTATCGGAAGACTATTACGATAAATTAAGAAAAATTGTCTTGACGTACGAAAAACTTATACCCAGTAATGTTTTACTATAGAAATATAAAATTCATAAAAGTACGCATCCTATTATTTGGTAAGTCCAATGGGCTTAATCCAAACACGTCCTTACATTTTTTAATATTGAAATTCCTTAATTTTATATAATAATAGCATTCTCCTATAATATCTGCTGGAAACAGCCTATAATTATCTATCCAACATATCCAATGTAAAATGGTACTATCATTATTATCTTTTATGTTTATATCTAACTTCTCATATTTCAGTAATAAAAGTAATATATTTAAATTTCCAGCTCTTACTGTATTATGTAGCAATGGTATCCCAGTTACTTTATTTTTATAGTTTGGATTGCATCCGTTAGATATACAAAAATCAACAAATTGGAACCCATGTTTAGATTGACATGCCAGTTCCAAAAACGTGGAATAATATGGTTTATTGTAATAAAAATTCAACTTATTAACGTCAACAATATATAAAAACATATCGAATCTATTGTGATGTAAAGTACCTAATAGACTTTTATAATAATTGTCAGATTGAATAGATTCCTTAAAATCTGGCGGAATTAAATACATTATAGTAGGATATAAACTCACTATATGTTCTTTTACCGTGTATGGTCTATTATTAGGATAATAATTGATGTATATGGGTGTTTGTCTATAAAATAATAATATTAATTTGATGACATCATAATTATGTAATTCAACTGCCAGTGCTAATGGAGTAAACCCATATTCGTCTGGTTCATTTATCAATGTAGTTTTGGTAAGGAAATAATGCAATTTTTCATAAAATTCAATATTCATACCATATTCACTAGATTCAATTATTAAATTATGTAAATCATTACATTTTGTAGATATGTATCTATATTCATATTTATTTTTGTACATCATAGAGTATGGTAATCCTGGAAACATTATTTCATCATCATTTATACATTTATGAATAGAATTCTTACAGCATATATTCTTTTTACTGCGGAATGTATTAAAGCATCTTTTACATTTATAACTCATTTATAATAATTCCCCAACATTACGGTCTTGATGTTAAATTATCAAATTCTAATCTACTATCATTTAGAATACTATGAATAGATCTTTGTACGTGTGCACATAACGATCTAAAATCTTTATAATAAATAAAAATTAATGTCAAAATACCTAATACTGCTTCAATAATATAGTTACCATTAACATTATCAGTAACTATTAAATAATTTGGTAAAAAGAGAATATGAATAAGTGCTAATATAGCTATAATAATAATAAATACGGATGGTGTATTGATAGTTACTATAAAATAGAAAATAATAGCTAAACTAATACCATATTCTCTTGATAAACACAATCCGAGCAAACATAAAAATATAAATCTAACTATGTTATTATTAATTTTACTTATTCCTAATGCTATAGCTACAGACAAAAATACAACAAATATTTGATTTGTTATATTACCTATATAATACGTATCTCCATTTAATCCAAAATTTTCTATATTTAATTTATGTATAGGGTTTGGGTTCTCCTCTACAACGGCTGGGTGTACTACATCTTGTGTTGTATCAACTATGTTTTGATCGAGTACATTATATGGTTGTTGTGTGGGTATTGTATATCTTATACCTGCCCTTGTAGTAAATTCATTCATCAACATTTGGTCCATTTAATTTAGGAACAATAATCGCTTTAGTGTTTTTTATTTCCATGACTTCTTCTTCGATAATATCGTCTTTAAACAATCTTTTAATGTATAATGGAAACATTCTTTTTAAAATATTACTATTCACAATTGCATCGTTAGTATATACGTATCTTAATAAATGTTTTATATGTGTATAATAATATATATAGTAATTGTTGTAGCAAATATCTGTTCCATATCGTTTAAATAATTTATTGTTTTTTCTGACATATATAGGTATTATGTCTAATATCGCACTAATAAAAGTTATAGTATATGGATTTATTATATTATAATTATTATAAAGATGTATTCCGTATGTATTATAAAATTTATTTTCATCTATCAATACAGGTGCTCCATTATTAATTAATAGTTCTTGTTTAAGAATAATGCCTTGAATTTCTAATAAAGTTGGTGTTTTTAATATAGACATTTTAATCTTTTCATATGATTGGAGTGGCATATCATTTTTATTCATCAATAAATCTTTATTACTAATAAATTCATTTATATTCAATTCTGATTCTTCTGATTTCAATATTACATTTCCGTCTATTATTTCCATATCTGGTGAAGTTTCTATTTCGGTAGTAATAGATTCAGATTCAGATTCTGAGGAGGAATAATCACTCATTTTTATTTATCATATAATTAAAATTTCATAAATGATATATTATTACATATTATTAATAGTATTGATTAGTGGTTTTTATTATTTTAAACTATATAATTGTTTGTTTATAATATCTTTATTATGTTTATTTCAGTATATTTTAATAAATGAAATATATATTGATAAACTTGTAGAATATCATTTCATGTAACATAAATGTTTTTATTATATTGTATTATTTTCTTATTTATTTTTATAGTAAACATATTATTAACAAATCTATTTGATAGATTAAAAATAGATAATAATATATTCGAAACAGCCGTATATAATCAATATACTACAGTTAGTTGTTTACATGATCACTGGTTTGTTATAGAAAAAAACGAGAGATTACTAGATGTGAAATATTTAACAGATGAACAAGATAATTATATACCATGTACAATAAATCCAGGAAACAATAATTACAATTTAAAATCTTGCGGTAAATCCGGGAAATTTAACAATAAATCTGAATATTGTTATATGGTATTAGTACAATTACTATCCCTAGTTAATATTTAATAGTTCAATTGTATGTTCCATTATATAATGTCTTTTATCTATTGATGATATGTTTGTAATCTACTCTTTTTTTCATATTGTCGGGTTAATTTATTTATTGTTTCCGTTATTTTAAAAGTGGCTTTATTTAGTTTTTCTATTGCAAAGTTTAACTTATTGACCGAATCTATTATTTGTTTGTCCATATTATCTAGTTGGACCGTACTATTTATTTGGTTATTCGAATTTTTCACTAAATTATTTTTATACTCCACCAATAACTGATATTCTTCTACTATTAATTTTAATTTATCTAGTTTATTTTTATCATTACTAAGTTCTGTATTGAACTGTCTGACAAAATGCTTGTTAACAATATCGCTTACTTTAATATAGTATTCTGGACTAAGCCATGTTGTGATTGGTAGAATTAACTTAGGATGAACATATGTGCCAGATATTAGACGATCTTCTTCGCTCATACCTCTGGATATTTCCACACATGCAGGTGGGCCTCTTACATCACTATAGCTCAAATCACAAATACCAAAATTTTGTTCTAAACAATCAATTAATTCCTTTGATTCGTATAATTTAGACCATTCACCAAACGATTTACCACCGTCGGTACATAGCTTAGTTGCGTTGATATAACCGTTCCTATAATCATGAGTTTTCATCATTATTATTACGAATGGCCCATACAGTGCTTTATGATACTCGGCAAAAACATCATCTAATTTAATACGTTCAAAACATATATCAGTTATATCCATTTCAATTTGTGGTTTAGTCATAAAAATTCAAATTTGCATGTATTAGATCCGCTGTGATGTTAACCGGTTATTTATTCGATTCGTCATGCTGTTCGGATTCTGTAATAAGACGATAACATTATTTTATCTGCAACTACTGATTCATATTCTTTTATCTGTTGTTCTAATTTATTCTTATCGTTACGGAGTTCTGTATTGAAATAATTTATAAAATATCTATTGACAATATCACTCACTTTAATATAGAACTCTGAGTTGATCCATATACCAATTGATAGAATTAATTTAGAATGAACATATGTTCCAGATAATAGTTGATTTTCTTCATTGTTACCATGAAAATCGATTTTCACACACAAGTTTTGGGGGGAATCTGCCCCAAAACTTCGTTCCAAACAAGCTATTAATCCCTTCGATCCGTCTAATCTAGACCATTCATGTAATCGTTTTCCTCCTTCTCTACATAGCTTGGTTGCATTGATATATCCGTTCCTATAATCATCAGTCTTCATCATTATCACTACGAACGATCCATTATGATATTGGACATCATTAACCGTTTTGATATGTTCGAAACATATATCAGTTATATCCATTCTATTTTGGATATCAATTATAAAAATTCTTTTTTTTTTTGATGTATTACATTAATTTACTAAATTATTCAATATGATGATCTTTTTCCTAGATTGATTTCTTATTTCTTTTCAATTTGATAATAGATCTTACGATGAAAATATGATGCATCTTTTGTAGTATTAATTATAAAATTCAAATTCTTAGGGTTAAATGGGTAATAGTGTATCGTTAAGTAAAAGATTCTGGCCTGGTAATAGATTTCAAGAAGAATATATCAGCTTGGGAAGTATATTATCCACAATACATACGGCACTACAAGATGAACGTGTTGCCATAGGAATAATGGATCAAAATCCGGAAGATAAATTATATCAAACAACCCTTCCAGAATTTACTCCAATTTTCAAACCCGGCGGGCTAACAGAATTGATGAGAAATAGATATTTAGCTCCTGATGAGGAATGTTGTATAAATAGATTGACATATGGTTGGACAGACTTACTATCTACTACACAAAATGCTAATATCAATAAAACATTATTAACATGTTATCCAAGTACTGGTAAAATGGGCTTCTATCCATTATGTGATGATATAATGTATAACACTTGTGTGAATATATTTGATTCTACTAAGCTTAAACAATGTACTGTATGGTTTAATAGTATATACAGTAGATATCAAGAAGCCAAAAATATCATAGACGATATTAATACACGCATGTTTAATATATGCAAGGATAATATAAATAATCATAATTGTATACTCTGGTTATCGGCTATAAGAAATAATAACGGTGTAGAGTATTATACCATTGCTGATAGTGTGCTAATGAATCAATCATACGAATCAAAAAAAAATCTTAAATGTGCGTTTTCTCCCCATGATGTAGAAATGAATAATCGATTAAATATAAAAAAAGAATGTTGGTATTATGAATGTGCAATTTCTGAAAATTGGAAATTATTAACTGAAAATATTAATAATAGGAATATGTGTATATTCAATGAATGTAATATAAATATACATGATTTAAACATTTTTAATGCTGATGACATGACAATAGAATGTAATAGCACAATTAATGTTAAATCATCGAAATCAGAAATTGATACTATATTATCAGAAAGTAATTTCAACAGGTTTTTAGTGCCCAGTAATAAAAGTGTATTTTATATAGTCGTGTGTTATATTTTTGTAGTTTTTTTAGTTATGTATAAATATGGATAATGATATTGTGAATTCTATAATAAAAATTATTAATCTACTTCCATTAGAACATAAAAATGTAAAACATATATATATGTTAGTATTACTAATGCAATATGTAATTAATTCAATAGATAAATCTATCAATATTAATACTATCTCGTTGATTAAAGATATTAACTCAAAAATTTGTGATAAATCACATATCGACACATAATAAATAATGGTTAAATTGTAAAGTTATTTTATGCAATTCAATAATTTTGTTAGCTTTATTATATGTTATAATACAGTCCTTTTTTAACTTATTATATACGACTAATGATTCGCTTAATAAACTTTTTATTATGTTAGTGTAAAATGAAATTGTGTCTGATTTTTTATCAAATCCATATAATACATTACTTAAGCAATCATCAATTGTAAATGATTGGTTATTATATGCAATTCTTCTTATTATTTCTAACGTTATAGCTTTGGCTAATTTTTTATGTGGTAGATCATGTATTATTTTATTTAAACTTTTAAAAGCAACATCTACAACCCTAGATCTTTCGGATTTTAATTCCAAGTATAATTGTTTCTTTACATCGTATGGTATAAGATATGAATCATCTTGCAAAAATTTTTCATATTTATCTATTTTAATAGTTTTATCAGGTAATAACATATTGGATGTATCAATTAGTTTTATGGTTTCTAATGTGGTTGATCTAAAATCTTTAGTTGTTGCCAAGCATATTCTCACTTTGACTTTAACAGTAATATCTTTATGTGAAAATGTTCTCACTGCTCGGGCTATGAATTGGGTCAGTTCAGTCTTGGTTTCTGGAACTGTTAAAAACCAGATATCTTTTACGTTCTTTAAAGTATAAGCTTCCGATATTATTTTAGATCCAAATAATAATAATAGATTATTACCATTATCATTAATATCTTCATTATATATATTCAATATTTTAGTAATCAATAGTTCGCTGCCTTTATTAACTTCTTTGGATGTTATTATAGCAAACTTCATAGGAGTACACACATCACATGTTCTATCTTTGATACACGAAACACACATAAAATTATCTACAATACCTTTATCATATTCGGATACACCATTAGCCATTAAAATACTACGTATTACAACACTACCTATAAAACTATTAGCAAAATATATGAAACGTTTACCAATGTTACGTTCAGTAATTAAACTATTAATAAATGTTTTAAACTTTGAAGATATATTTAAATCCACTAATTCTCTCCCTTTCAGTAATCCGTTCGATATTGTTAAACCTGGTAATAATTCTTTGTCCACATTACTATTTAATGTCAATTGAGCAAAATTTTCATAATTTTCTTTTGATCCCAAAGCACACATGGATACGTTCATTAAAAGTTTGATAAACATAGGATTGTTAGTTTCTCGTATTATTTCGTTATAATTATCTTCTTGTAATTTTGACATTGTACATATTATAACAGGGTATAATAACATAGGTTCTCCTACAAACATTGCTTGAGGTACAGATTGGATATCTTTATTATAATATGATATTAACCCATATAATTGTGATTTTAAATATTTTATTCCATCAGCATTTAATTTTCGTTGATATACTTTGTTACCAGTACTATCTATGTATTTATTAACATCAAAACACACTCCTGTTAATGTTTCTATTATATCTTTTAGTGTTGATACTGTATTTGTTATAGGGCTACCTGTTAGTAATATATAAACTATATTAATATTTTTTTTTAGAGTAATTAATATATCTCCTGTCTTATTTCCAAAAAAATTGTGTGCTTCGTCTATAATTATAATTTTATTATCATATAATTTCATGTTTTCTACGGCATTCTTATATCCCAAATCTTCATTAAATTTCTGTCTAGTTTTAAACTCTATATTTTCTTCTTTAAAAGGATAATTAGGTAACAACACTTTGGTTTTTTGAAGTTGATCCTCCCACATGTGTAAAATGGTTTGGTTTGGTAGAATTATAACAATCTGTTTTTCAGAACATATTAATAATGAAAATAATAAAGATACTATCGTTTTACCAGATCCCATTTTATGAAATAATAATACACTTTTTTTATCATCATAACATGTTTTGAATAAAAAATCTATTGTAGCTAATTGGTGTGGTAATATTTGGGGTATAATATTAGATATGTCATGTTTCTTTATACTATTTAATATTGTATTGTTCATTATTAATTTAAGAAAAAATAATATTTCACTATAACACATATATTTGAAAAAATAGATTACTTACAAAAAATGGACAAGAAGGTGACATTGGCACAAAGGAAAGCCCTCAAGGCAAAGTATGATGATGTGACAAGCTTTGATAAAGATAAAATAAGAGAAATGTTTTTGGAAATTATAGACGTCTATGCTTTCTATAATACAGTAACTATAGATAAAGTGTATGAGGTTGTCGTTAATGGCAAACGCTATTGGGAAGTAATATATAAGTCGCCACAGGATGATTTAAGGAGGAAGCTGAGTTGTTTAACACCTTCTGGATTGAGCTTTGCTGAATGTTGCCATGTACCAGAAGACAATTCAGTTAGAATGCGTTATAAAGTGAAGAGAGTAATAGAGGTTCCAAGTGCATAATATGGTTTTGTGTTCTGTAGTTGTTTATCACGTTTTAACTGTAGATAAGGCATTGTGTTATTATTTTCAAAATTGTAATAGTTCACCAGCCATTTTGTGTTACGAGTTTTTTTTGTTATAATTAATTTGAAAATATATTAGGAATAAATAATGGATAATAATGACTCTAATAGAAAACGTAAAAATCTCATATATGACGATCCGGATACACCAGATAAAAAGAAACCCAAATTAGATAATGAATATTATACGTTGGATAAGGTTTCAAATTTGTAATTTTCTTCTATATATTCTAAAAGGGTACTTTTATTCAATTTGTATTTATTTTTGTATATGAAAACTAACCCTAATAATAACGCATCGCTAATATCGTCTTTTTTAATTCCGCTTTTATTCCATAACATGTTATTGTTAGCTAATATATTATTGACTATATCCACGCATTTTTTTTTCCTTTCTCTATATGATTTTAAGCCTAATTTAAAGCAAACGGGATACTGAAATATAATATTATTTGTAACAGTACTAAAAAACAAATATAAACATCCAGAAATAAATATATTATTGTATCCTACTGTTTGTTTTTCTATAATTATTGTGTAGGACGAATCGATATGAAATTTATCTATAAATAATGATTTTAGATAATCCATACTTATGTTGCTACAATCACAAAGAGCAACAGTAATATTATGACCCGTGAATTTTACTATACCCATATTTTTAATACCAACATCTATTGCTATTATCCTATACATTTATATCAATCTAGATGTAACCGTTTTTTCGTTACCTCTAACACATGTTATAAATTCAGTATTTCCTCTGACTTGTCTAGTACAATTATCGCCCAATCCCCGGTTAAAACCGGATAATGATGGTGATACACCATTGCCCCAACTAGATAACCCATTATTCCAAGTAGACACCCCGTTATTCCAAGGGATAGTATTAGATGCTGCGGAAGGTTGCTCAGGACATGCGCAATTCCTCATTTGTTGAGCAGTACTTGTTTTAGTAAAAGCATCAGATGATACTGCTAATCTTGTTTGTATTGGTACATCGTATTGTACATTAAATTGATCTGTGTATGCTACTGTACTCATTTACTTATTATAAATAAAAATTATGAATTAGAATTTTATATTGATTACATTGTTAAGATTAAATATATAGAATTAGTTATTATAGCACATATATTATAACATTGTTACTATTGTTAATTTAATCACTTATTTAATAATCTATCTGTTCATGTAATAAATAAACAATGTGTTCAAAAATTCAAACTGCAGTAAATTATTTCATTATTTGGCAATAATAAGTTAAATTTGATAAAATATGTATAATTAGAAATGAGTTTGAATGAGTTATTTGAAACTATAAATCTATCTATAGAAAACAATTTTAACAGAACTATAACAAATTTAAGAGTGCAGTTCGTAAAACCAGATATTAATACTATATTGTATAACGAAATAAAATCAGATATAAAAATGCATAATCGATACATAAATACTAAATTAAGTAATATAAAATCTATATCAGAGATAAAATTATGTATAACATCTAAGCATAGTAATAAAATAATAACTTTTATAAATCCGAATAATATAAAATGCGAACCAGTAACATATATAAAAAATATTGATGTAATCATATCGCAACACGGCATTAACAGTGATATATTAAAAAATCATTTATTGAAAAATAAGACCAGTTTTGATTCTTATATCAAAAAGAAGAAAAATAAAAATAAAAAATCTATCAAATTACTTAAATCCACTCGACACGATTCGTATGCTATAATTAATAACAGATATAATATATCAGAAATAAGTAAATGTGCTAAAACACATGAAATAAACATAAAATCAATGATAATCTTTGAAATTTATGAAGATAAAATAATATCTGCTGGACGTATGTTATTACCCAATTCTATATGTATTTTATTAAATAATAATGTTCGATTGATTATATACAAACATAATGATAAATTACAGTTATTATTACCAAAACAAAAAAATAACAATATGGAAACATTTAAATATCTGATAACCATATCTCTATCATTTATATTGGAGTTATTAAATTTATACATCACACCAATAGAAGATATATTATCGCATATTTATTCTGTGGGAATGTATATAGACTTTAACTACATAAGTGATAATGTATTATCAGTGTTACCTATAAACAAATATAATAATGTAAAGTTTTATGGTAAAAATAAACTGTCCATAAAATCCGTACAGTCATATCACGAACTATTGGAATATATAAATATACTTAAAAAGTATAACAATTATTGGAATAAAATCAATAAATTATTAGATGATATACCTGATCCGTTTTCAAGTCAAGATAATGTATTAATTAATCTTATAGAAAATATAGAATATCACTTATAGATAAAAAAGACTTAATCTATGGTATCCAACTTAACAGTATTATTATCATATTTTATTTGTTTTATAATTGTTATGCCTACACATAAGGATTTAGGTATCAAACTTCTTGGGTCGTTATCATCAAATTTTTTCCACATTACATGTAAACCACACGATCTAAAATTTTTTGACTTATCGGATACCATTCTAGATGGTTCGAATAATAAATAATTATTTACATTAAATCGTAACACATCGACACACGAATACATATGTTTACCGAGAATAGTTATAGGATATATATTATCTATGTTATACTGATAATATTTTAAACTATCATAGTTATTATGATCCAATATAGTATCGGATATACCTTGTTTTATTATTACTTGCTCTATACCAGATTCTTTAGATATAAAATCATATCCATATATAAAAGGGTCATTTATAATAACATCCTTATTTTTTGATTGTTTAGATCTTTGATCTTTTGTCGCTGTATTTTCTTCTGAATTCCACTTTTCTATTGGTATACTAACATCGCTTATCGTTATATTGTGTTTGATAAAATCATAAAAATACATTATTCTATTCTCCTCTTTAATATAATACCCCAAAATATAAGAAAATTTTTCTGATATGTTATAAGTATCTTGTTTCATTCTTCTATTAAACGTTAATATATTTGTATGATAATATATCTTGTATCCATCTGGTATATTCATAATAATAACTTTACATGCATTATTAGTGTTAAAATGGATCATATAACCATCGGTTTCAGATACCTCTACAAATTTAGCCAATTTAGTAAAACCAACCATTTTAGTGTCATCATAATTACTTTTTATCTGAATTAAATCTTCCAATATTCTCATAACATACGTTTTTATAAATATATCTTCTGTAGCTTGATAATCCGGGTAAGTTACAAAGGTTTTATCTATAAAATTATCTGTTATGGGATAGAACAATAAATTAGTTATAGAATTAAATTCGGGTGTAACATAATAAGAATTTATATTTGAGCTAGATGTGATATCTTTATAATAATATAGCTGTTCTATATATCTATTAAATATAGGTTCTTTTAGTGTATTATACGCAGTAAGTAATATACATGGATTAACAGATAATAATTGGATCTTTTTAAAACTATGTTGTTTAAACTCTTTATTATAATACATTATTTCAGATATATGGCGCATGTTAATTATAAATTTAAGTTGAGCTGATGGTGGAATTCTTAATATAGATTTAGGTGGTGCATAATCGAACGCAGTAATCAGTTTGGCATATATTGTAGTTCTATCAAATATTATATCATCTTCTGTTTTTCCATATTTAAATTTACACAATTGTGAATTATTCCCCTTTATATATTCTGTATACGTGTTATTGTTATTTTTATTATAATACTCCCAACATAATTCTTCACCAGATTTAGATAATATTAATTCGTTATTAATAAATATATCGAATTTTTTTATACTTTTATATATGAAATCTTCCGGATATCTTATACCACCTATACCCTTAATTTCTGGAATATCTAAATTGATGCCGATATTACTTATACCTTCTAATGCCGCATCAGTAACTACAAATTCATATATGTTACTATCGCAATTATTGGGATATATTTTTAGCATTTGTGGAGGATTAAAATTACCTTGTATAGGATGTATGTTAAATACATCAGACTGATTTGGTTTTCTATTATTATATGTTAACAATGTCCGTTGCATTTATAAATAAAAATAAATAATTAAATAATGGTGTTACAATGTAAAGTTTGTGATTCATTTTCAGTTATTGAAAATAATGAATGTTATTATTGTACGGTATGTTCCGAATGTTTTACTATTAAAAATAAAAAAATACACACCAAAAGTAGACCTTATAATAATAAAAAAATTCATTTTTCAAATGTAATGAAAGAACTCATTTATAATAATGATTGTGATGCAAAACACGAAAGAGAATTAAAACAAATAATATCTAATAATAATATAGATATAAACACTATATCATCTACATTTATTGCTGAATATTTAAAAAAAAAAAATATAAAAAACTATAAACAAACTATTTTTCTAATGAATGCATGTACTAATACATTATTAAATTATAAACTTGTTAACATATCTCACATAAGCATAATATTTGATAATTTTATCAGATACTTATACAGTATAAACTACAAAAAAGGTATATCATACGGATATATATTATATAAAATATTTATAAGTTTAGATATAACTGATAATCTTAAACCCAACTATACAAAAACAACTAAAAAAGATGATAAAGATGATCTTTGGAATAATTTTATATTATTCATATGTAATAATAAGCGAAAAAAAATAAATTATATATTACAACCGCCCATTTTTATAAATAATATATATATAAGTAATATACCTAAATTATTAACAATATAATTGTATGCTATTGAAATATTACTTAGACAGAAAATGGGTTTTTGCCATTATATATTGATAAGGGTTTTATTATTATTATTGTTATTATTATTATGTATAGAGTATGCTCCACTACTCTCGGTAGTACTACATGTCATGTTACAGTATATTTACATGTATTTCTTTGTTATTATTATTATTCACTATTTACCCATACCTTTCACCGCATTCTTTACTTCTTGAGCCGTAAACTCATCATCATTTTCAGTGTAAACCGGCTCGCGCGTCATAGTTCTAGTCTGTCTATGTATTTCCTCGTTGTCCTATGGGTTGTCATTTGGTGCAAATTTCTCTATCATAAAAGGGTATTTTGAAAATCTGTTGTATTATGTATTTATATTAGCCACTTGGTGTATCATTAAAGTTTACTTATTTTACAAACCGGCTAAAATCTTCTGGTGCTTGTTGACCGCGCTCCTATATATCGTACCATAGTATCTCTGGTATTATCACAGTGTAATAGAATATGGTCCATTGATATCCGTTGCCACAACTACATGTCGCATCTTCCCTCAGATGAAACCTGTACAAATATGCCTTCATCATACTGTGTTCAGTTAACGCTGCTGTTATATCGAAAGGGTGTATAAAAATTATCATGGATCTTAGCCTTTTTATTATATATAGACTATGGTCTACTACTCTTGGTAGGAAACATGATTTAATGAATGTATGTAGAAGAATATCATGTACAGTCGTTCATAAGAAGTCGATTGTGATAATTATTACATATTATATGACAAAAAAAACAATCATATTCTTTTCAAAAAACCAATATATCATTAGATTTATAGTAAAATTCGTGGAAATATATATGATACTATCGAAAATATTACCAATATATATATATATATATATATAAATTGCGATGATTCGTAATGTGTTGAAACCTATTTCATACAAATATACTTTCAATCCACATGCACAATATTAAATTTTATAATCTAGCGATTTATACATTTTATCTGCTGTATATTTTATATTAAGTATATTTTTTACATGTATATCGTATAATTCAACATATTTTTTGTTTTTTAGTGGGAAGATCCCCAATTCATTATAATAATCAATATTATTGCAATCTGTATCATGTACAAAAAATAATCCCCTGTACATACTTGCTAATAAATCTCCTATATAGGTCATAGTATAATATAATTTTTTTATATCAACCAATTTCGTTATATCATTAATAATAGCGTTATATAAAAACAATACTGTAAACATACCACATTCTGATTTATCATGTTGTAACTCAAAAGTATTAAATATCGATATATTATTTGTCATTTTAGATATTATTTTTGTTAAAACGTCTATATATAGATACGTATTGCTTGTTTTTATTTTATTGAAATAATATATATGATTATGTTTATGTATGGCCATATCTAGTTCTATAAAGTAATAATTTTTATTTAATAAAATTTCTCTTGGATTATAACCACCACTATCAAAAAACATACATATACATCCTGTTTGTTTGGTTTTTCTAACTATGAGAGATGTAAAATGGCTGTTATATAATATTGAAGTTATAAAATAATTTCTGGTGGATTTTAAAAATATATTAAAATAATTTACAAAATTTTTATAAAAAACAGTTTGTTTAAATTTAGAATTTACCATAGAAAAGTCGTTATCCGATTCCATTAATATTGTATGATGAAAAAAAAAATTATTTTTTATTAATGTTAATGGATACACCGCACTAGTAATATCAAATATAGACATCCATTCTAACTTAGTACTTGATATAAAAGGATCGGGTTTAGATTGATTATTAATATTAAATCCTATAATTTCGCCTAATATAGGTACTATATCATCCTTGATAGTGGAAAATAATGACGAATCCTTCGTTTTTGAAGGTTGTGCCGATATTAAAGGTTTTTTTAATAAAATCAATGGAATGTTTTTATACTTATTATTGATTAAAAAGTATTGTATAGATATGCTATTTTTATGTAAGTATGATTTTAATATATCAAACAACAATTGTTTTCTTTCTAATGAATTTTCTATACTTGTAGTATATTTATATTCTATGTTACATGTTAATTTTATATAATTATCTAAAAATTCTAACGGTAAAAATGTTATAACATTAACTGTATCCGACTTATCTATAAGATACAATATATCAGTGTTGGATGTCGTATTATTAAGTAAGGGATTTATCATATAAGATATTCCATAACTATTGCTAAATAAATATAGTGCATAATTGATGCCTGATTCCGGCAATTTTAAATTTTTACATTGTGGTAATTGCGATTTTTTATCTACCATTTTGATATTTAATTATTTAAAATATACGGTCCTCATTATAATCGGCCAAACATAATATCCGTATATATTTCATATTATTGTGTTTTTTTTTTTGGATTATATTTTACTTTTTTAATATATTTATATTTATCTTGTGATGTTCCTCCATATTTACTGGAATCTGATATACCCAACAAATCCGGCTCTTGATCTGGATTCGGTACTTTATATAAACTTGATATATATGTCTTTCCACCATTTTGATATACCGATGCATATATAGGTAAGTTTTGTATCTTTACCCAAGATTGTGGTTTTAAAAATGAATTAGGTGGAATTCTTCCACCTTTTACATTGTCTAATAATTTATTTAGTGCTTCTGTGTCAAAGGCATTCAATACAGAAAAATATTTGTGGATAGAATCTGGTGTTGATACCATTATTTATATTTAAAAAAAAGAATATAGATTTTAATTAATAAAAATGGAAAACATATTAATACTAATATATACATCCATTTGTATAAGTATATTAATATGTTATATTTATTTCAATAACATTGATAATACTCCAAACATATTATCACAATTCGATAATGAATACTTTGATAATTTAATGTTACCACCCGATCCCATATTCGATTATAATGATGGTAATTTATCTAATTTAGAATCAGAAGTAGATATGTTACGTAATAAGTATATACAGATACAAAATAATTTATCAGAAATAATACAATCCTTGTCAGATTTAAACGATATGTTAGAAGACACCCTTAATGAAATATCATATATTAAGAACCAAATAGAACAAAAAAAGCAGGAATTAATATTATAATGATTTTAAATGAATTATGAGTTTATAAAATATTGTTTATTTCCTAACCAAACATCCATATATTTATTTCAACCAGATAAAGAATATATTATGTCTGATATAAATTCGTTTAGAATTTTATTATATCCAGTATATAAACTCCTGTGGAGATACCAATTTTTATGTATAAAAAACAATATTATAACATTAAATAATAACAGTAATGAACGATTTGATATTAATAATTTAATCGATGTTAATATAACATTCACAGATGAATATGTACAATTAACTAAACAATTTCAAGTTATTAATTGTACATACGAAGCATATGCATACTTTTCTTTAACATTATATGATAATAATAATATTTTATTGCAATCACTATCGCAGGAACAGATTTTTGGAATTGTAGAATCTGCTACAAAATTAGGAATAATAACATCAAAAAAAAAATCTAATATTGATCCGGCCGTATCTTCACCATTCACTTATTCAAAAATAACTTTTAAATCTTTGGATATACACATACAATATAAAATATTTAAAATATGGATTAATAGATCTATATGTACTATAACTGGCGCTACTGGTGTAGGAAAAACATCACAAATACCAAAACTATTCTGGTGGTTTAATTATTTATTTGATGGATATGAACAATTTTCTACTCCATGCAATAATGATTATTTAAATTATATTTTCAATAAAAAACTGAATAAGTCTAAATATACATTACTTTCTATGCCTAGAAAGGCATTAATAAGACAAATGGGAATGACATTCTATAAAAGTTTAGGATTTAAATCCATAAACAATAGCCCTGTTGTTATGAAATATAAAGATGTAAAAACTGAAACGGATAATTTTAATGAAAATCCGCCTCCATATAATAATTTTATTATTGCTGTTAATAGATTAACAATAAATTTATTACATAATACCAATACTATTATATTTGACGAAGTTCATGAACACGACAAGTATGCTGATATAGGTATTGCTATATGCAAGATAAAAAAGTATGAATTTAAAATAAGAAATATAGTACTAATGTCAGCAACTTTGGAATATGATTATACAAATATATTAAATTATTTCGGTAATAATATTATAAATATAAACATCAGCGGAACCAAATTATTTCCAATAGAAGTAATAGTTGATATAAACGATCGGCCAGAGTTTCTTGTTAATAAATATTTACCCCCGATAGGATATAGTGTAATTTTTTTTTTTGAAAGTATTACCAGAATAGAAACAGCATATAATTATATAACAAAATTGTATAAGGATTCTACTACTATTAAAATATATAAAATACATAGTAAAATATTAGATATTAATAATATAATACAAGCATTACAATCTGATAATAAACATATACATATAATATTAGCCACAAATATACTGGAATCTTCGATCACAGTAACTAATGCTATATATATAATAGATAATGGATTGAGATATGTTAAAATGTTTTTAACAGGAGGGATTAGATATATTACTAAAAGTATGGCAGATCAGAGGAGGGGTAGAGTGGGAAGAGTAGGCCCGGGTATATATATACAATGTTATGATAAATATAAATTGGAACCTGAATATAACAATATTGATTATGACTATTTATGGAGTTATATAATAACGTTTAAATTTTTTAAACTAGACATATATAAAGATTTATTTATAAAACCTGCTGATATGTATAATAGATTGACAAAAAGTATTAAATATCTAAATAGTATAGGATTAAATTTAGATCATGATATATCTGATATATATATTATATATTCTTCCTATGAATGTAATATGATAGAATATATACCAATATATAAAAAAATAATATCTCCATATATGAAAACATCAATGTCATTATTTGATGTGGGTACTGTTGATTATGGTTATGATAGAGATTTAACCATTCTATTGAAATCCATCAATGTTTTGTGTACAGTAACGTCTATAAAGAAAACTCTTAAAAATACAATATATACATTTAAAATAGATAAATATCCAGATGGTATATTAACATTTAAAGTACATAGATTAAAACCGTATAATATTAAATTGCAACAAAAAATGTTACTTATACATACTCGTCCATTAACATTGATTCATATTAATAAATCTACTACTTGATATATTAAAAAAAGTAATATAGTCAACGTAATAGCATAATTGTGAGAAATTATAGTTATAAAAACTGATAAAACAATCAATAATGCAACATATGTATCAAATTCCAAATCACCAAATCTAACGATAGGTGTTGTTAATATTCTGTGTGTGTATGTGTCCTTAATTATATTTAAAAATATATTAGAATGTTTTATACTCATAGATGAGTTATTTCCATTAATTTGATAGGTAAGTTCATTGGAATTGTTTTTATATACGAATTGATTTATGTTTAAATTTTTTAATACATAATTTAATTGGAAATCTATATGATAAGTAATTTTATTTTTTATAAAATAACTATACAGAATAGTAGCTATTTGTTTGGAAATACAATAACATCCCATAGACAGTACAATTTTAGTATTAAACAGATTAGTATGTATATCATTATATAAATAAACTATACCTTTTTGGACTAAATATTCTACATCCTCCCTTATATTAATATATTTATCTACATTTATATATGTATCATCTTCTAATATTATAGCATAATCCAATGATGATAATCGTATATAATTCCATAATAATATGTGCGATACCGCACAAGATAAAGTGGCGTACGGACAGTAATTACCAAGATTGCTACAAATCATATTTAATATTGTCTTGCTTGTATTTTTATAATCTATACCAAAAAAGAGTTGAAAATCGATGCCATTAATTAAATTTTGATCCGTAAGATTTTTTATTAGTTTATCGTATCTATGTATATTTCTTTCGATAGTTAAAACTAATATTTTATATTTCATTTATAATTATCACAGAATGTAATTTAATAAAAATAGCAACGAATAACATATATAAATATATCTTTGGTTATAATGAATCAATGAATAACATATATAAATATATCTTTGGTTATAATGAATCAATGAATAACATATATAAATATATCTGTTTGGTTATAATGAATAACATGTCTAATACTGATATCGCTGAGCATAATGTCTCAACACAATAGCTATTATAGTACAAATAACAAAGACCCCACCCAAAAATATTAATATAGGAAGATATATATTGTAAATAATTATCTCACCATTATTTAAAATCATTTTAGATATATTAGTTTTGTGTGATACATGTGACTTATCCGATGTTGTTTCATTTGGCTTCAATGTAGTTGTTTCATTTGGCTTCAATGTAGTTGTTTCATTTGGCTTCAATGTAGTTGTTTCATTTGGCTTC